GTGAATCACGACCCGGTGGCGATAAGAAGCCACTGGGAAAATCATAAAGAGGTTGATATATGACGACCCCCTACTACACTACTTTTTTATTAGGGTATTAATATTGAACTAAAAAAACGAAAAAATGCAAGCCCATATCACTGTGAGCTTGCATTGTCATTATTGTTCTTGAAGTTGTCAACATAACTATCACAAAAGCTTTCCCACTCCTGCAATTCTTCTGGAGTGCAATTGGGTGGTGGAAAATCTTTCTTTGGTTTCCAATGTGGTAAGCCTAAAAAAACTTTACACCGCTTGCATCTTTTTGTTAGAAAACAATTTTCTTCTTCGCTTAGATGGTTTTCTACTTTATGTCCTAACAAACCACAAAGTAGAAAACCTAAGTATCTAATACTCCACATCATCATTCCAACAAATAATTTGACCCTTAAAACCTTTAAATTTCTTTGAGAAAATACCGAACCAAGATTCAAACTCTGACCATGATAACGCATCATTATTTGCAATTAAAATTGATTGACTTGCATTTATGCTTTTACCATTAACTAATAAGTAACCACCTTTAGTTATTTCAAAATCCCAAACCTTCTTTATCTCAATATCATCGCAAATTTCAATTTGCTTTGAACAATAAGGTTTACCACTCCAAACCCTTGGACTAAACTTATCCCCAACTTTCCATCTATTCCCAGCCCGAATAGTATGATGTTTTGGTTCAATGTCACCTCCAAACTCTTCATAAATTTGGAGGTGATTAATTCCTAAACTTTGCCAAATCTTTTCAATAAAGAATGTTGGCTCACCTGCTTTTAGATGTTTTGCAGGAAATACTCTTGAAAATACAATTACTCTTGACATATCTTTTCCTCAATAAAAACCTCCCCCATCGCCTCAATCCACTTCTGTACAACTATCGGCACTACTGAATTCCCAATAAACTTCTTCTGGTCTGCCTGGTTACCACACAATACATAGTCTTTCGGAAATCCCTGTATTTCTAATAACTCCGCTACCTTCAACATTCGCATCTTAATATCCATTACACCATGTTCGCCCATAAACTCTTTTATCTTTACCGTCATGGGTGTTTCGCCTTCATAAATCGGAATTCCAAAACCGCCCATCTCACAAAAAATCATATACAATGGTGCTTTGTCTTGGCGAGCTACTATTACAGGACATGGTGCATTGATTGTTTGAGTATGTCCGCCATGACTCGGATTTAACAAAAATACTTTCGCAGCCATCAACGCATTTTTATCAACCGTCATCAATGTTCCTGCTGGACACTCTACCGATTGATGATTTTCTGAACCAGAATACTGTTTATCTATCCAATGTGCATTCACAAAACCCAATCTATCTTTTGTCGTCAAAGTACTTGCTGGATTCTCCAAACTCATACTTCCTTTTTCACCACCATGATATTTCACTAAATAACTCGAAGAAATTACTGTATGATGGTCTATCGTCGTTATCGTTCCTGCTGGCTCTTCTACACTTTTGGTTTTATGCTGTGGCATTCCAGAATAATTTCGTACCAAAAACTTTGAAGAAGTAACCAAACCTAAACGATTTTGACAGTCTACTGTATGGCACGGCTCATCAATACTTGGCGGATTATGCTTTCCATTTTGGTTTTTTGAATTGTACTTCAAGATAAAATGTTGAATGTCATCTTTCACGTGTTTTAACAATCCTGCATAAATCCTTTCCAAACTTGCTTCTACCAATGGAATTTTTCTATTAAAGATTGAATTTCCTTCGTCACTAAAATCCAACACTTCTTTTACAGCTTTCCATCTTTTCAAATCCCCAAACATTGATTTATCAGTGGGCTTTTTCGCATGGGTTGGTTCTGGAAAAACTATTTTCAAACCATGTTTGGCAAAGCATCCAAACAAACGGTTTCTCGAAGTATAAGCCCCAAAGTCGGCAGCATTCATTTCTTTCCAAACATCCCAATACCCAAATTCTTCATTGATAAACTCTCGCCATTTCAACCAATCCGTACCTTTCTTTCGTGAAATTGGTTTTCCTTTTTCATCTACTTCGCCCCAACTCATAAACTCCACCACATTTTCTATCATCACAAAATCAGGATTCAAAGCTTCAATATATCTTGGCAAACCCCACGCCAACGTTCTACTATCAGCATCCCTTGCCTGTCCACCTTTGGCTTTGCTAAAATTGGTACATTCAAGCGATGCCCAAAGTATCAATTTAGCTGCTGGATTATTCAGGCGTTGAGCTTTAACAATTTCTTGCAATTTTGTCAAATCCAAAGTGAGTATATCTTCTTCAAAATGTATCACCTCTTTATGATTTTCCCAGTGGCTTTTTATCGCCACCGGGTCGTGATTCACACAAGCAATTACTTTCGCCATCTGATTTTTGGCATGAACAAACCCCGTTGTAGTACCTCCCGCACCACAAAACAAATCAACCACTAAATATTTTGTCATTTACGAATTATTGAATTGAAGATAATATTTTTTTTGGAGTAGCTTTGAGCCTTCTCACCAACTTACCATGCAGCTTTTTCAACCAAATAATTTGGGGGCCTTCTTTCCTATTGATAAAATCCCAAGGCTGAGAAATATTCTGAAAGTGTATTTCTAAATATTTGGAATCAAAAGAAGTTCTTTCAATCAAAGCAAAATCCAGCTTATCAATAAACTGTGAATGAAAACAATCCACAAAATACGAATCTGATTCACCTACACACTTTTCTTCAAATTGTTTGAGTACTTCTCTCAAATGCTTTTGAAAAACTGGTTCTTTATACCAAGGCATATCCAAATCTTCTCTGATAAACTTTCTGATGTTCTTAAAAGTACCTTTGGCATCAAACACATAATATCTTTCCGGGCCAGTCATTTTATCAGCAAAATAACTTGAATTAATTTTACACATAAATTCCGAAATCGTTCCCCCCATTGCTCCCCATTGCATTTGAAATACGTAACCCAAACTAATATCGCTCACAATTATCTTTCCTTGATTCACTCCCAAATCTTCAAGAATTATATTGGTACTACCTATTTTTAGATTTTTCATTGATTTAAAGAATTACTGTTCTGGTGCTACATGAAAAAGTTCAAATCCCGGATAAAACGCCAAATGACTTTCCGTCGGGTCGGTTACTTCTGGTATCAAAAGTTCAGCAGCAATATGTACCCTTCGCCAACCTGTTGAACATTGTTTAAATTTTATTTTCAAAAATTCATACATAAGAATTCTATTATCAATGTTGCAAGCATTTTCATTAAATTCAAGATTTTCCTTGATTTTCAGAATTAACTTTTTATCCTCATCATCATGATTCCATTGAGCATAATTTTCTTCTGGTTCATTGAATGAAAACTTTTCTCTTTCGAGTACTGCTTCAGCTGCATTCAGAAATGCCGAAGTACTATCTAAATCTTGTTCGGAAGCTTTTGCTACTTTCATTTATTTACATTTTTACAATTAACGACAACCTATATACGCATTCATATAAAACACGCAAAAAGCTAAACTTTAAAATCATTCTTAATAAGCGACCCCACAGACTGTACTACATGAACTTTATCGTTTTTGGTAGTTGGCATACTAAAATCCTTCATCCCAAATTTTTCAAGCAATGGATTCTCCAAGATGATTTGATTCGCCAAGGAACGCACAATTCTCAAATCTGTCGAATACCCATCACCTTTCATACTCAAGATTTCTACCAACATCAAAGCATCATCTGTGCGTATCGTCAAATTAACATTTGAATTCGGGTCTAAACTTTTCAACCGTCCTTCTACCGTTTTCAACAAACCATACAAAGCAGAACATTTCAAATAATACAGAATATCGTACAACTCCACTTCTTCCAAATGTTCCAACTCATCAACAAGCTCTCCCAATTCTTTTTGTAGCTCCCAAAAGGCTCCAAGCGTAATCTTAATTTTTGTCGGTGGACAAACCCTGCTATCCATCAACATTCCCAAACAGTACGGTCTATTATTCATCGGCTTTCAAAAACACAATACCATTCTTCAAAAACCGCCTTCAAGTCCTCACAAAAATCATTCATCTGATTTTTCTTCAAACTTACATACTTAATAAAATGCTTTTGACAATTACTCATTAAAGCATCCTTTTTCAATTGTTTACCAGCAACACACTTTTGCCAGTTGGTTTCCAAATAACAAAAAACTTGAAATTTAGAAATCTGTACCGATTCACTTACATTTTCCATTCTGGAACTTTGGGTTTTATTGATTAAAATACATGAGGGTCAGTCACAATTAAAATCACGTTTTACAATAAATTTCTAAGGGGAAAAGACTTTAAGATTAAAGACTAAAAGACTCAAGACTAAAAGACAAAAGATTCAAGAGCCAAGACAAAAGAGTTAATTAGGAAATTTTAAATTCATTCTATTTTTTGGAATTTTAAACTTCATGTGGAAATCATCATACTGTCTAAAAAATAACTTCCCATTTTCTACCGACTTATAAAGAATACCTTTTTTATTCATCGTTTTATCTTCCACATTACAATCAACAATTTCATACAAACCACCAGTGGGCCAATGTTCCCAAATACTACCTGTTTCCATTTTGATACAATTGAAAAGAAAAGACAATCACTAATTCACTAATTCACTAAATCACAATTAAAACAATCACTAAATCACTCACTCACTAAATCACAAGAATGCAAACTTCTTAGTCACCTTATCAAATCTCGCAATCTCTACACTATCATCATCCGTCGGCAACTTCCCGTACAAATGGGCAATATCAAAAGCACCTCTAAAGCCATTTACCATCTTGTTGGCATTCGCAATCTTTTTGTTAAGGTATTGGTTGTGAAAAACTTTAAAAGGTTTTCCTGAGGCATCAAGCGATAGTAAAATTCCTTTCTGTCCATCTTCGCTGTATGGCAATCGGTACTTAATGCACCAGTCCATCGCTAAGAGCTTTGTTTCATCCATGGTCGTGTAATGTTGGTTTTACTAATAAATTCTAAAAATTGGTTTACTATCTCACTATTTCCCGTTTGGCGTGCCAGCTTTGCTTGCCAGTACATCACCAAATCTTTAGGGGTCAATATTTTATCTTTTTGGTGTACTGGTACTTTTCCACACAAAATCGCTTCTTTCGCCTGCTGGAGCAACTCTTTATGCTGCAATTCCGTAAATTTCTTACGCTCCTTTTTCGTCCAACTATGTGCCGAAAGGAATCCACCACGTTTCGCATAATTTTTACTGAAGTAATATTCCGGGAAAAACGCTTTTCTATCATACTTTTCATTATTCCCAGCCATCAAATCAGTTTCCGCCTGTCTCATTAAAGCAAAAACCTGCCAGTGGTTAAAATCATCATTGCCATTAAAGCCACCAAACACATCTTCACGGATCACATTCAAGATTCTTTTTTCAGTTTCAGCTTCAAAAGTCCAGCTCGCAAACAATTTTTCTTTCGCATACTTCCAAAACTCCTCTACCAATCTCGCTTTTTCGTGTGGTTTTATGCCTTCAACCACCTTTTCAACTTTTTTCACAACAGCACCACTACTTTTCCCAAAAAACTTGTCTCTTTTTGAAGAAACACGCTCGTTTGCTATCTCTTCAATCGACTTATCCACATTTCCCAACTTATCCACATCGCCGCCGGCCCCACTGTGTAAAATTTCTTTGGTATTTTTTAAACTTTCTGTACCAGAAACTTGCATTAATCCCCCACAGGGCTCTATTTGCTCCGTTCTTTGGTAAAATTCTTTGGTGTTTTCTTTGGGGTCGATTTCAACACTTTCCGCTTTATTTTTATTATTTAAAGTTTTAAGGTTGTTTATGTCTGGCAATTTTTGCCGTGTGTTGCTATTAAACAGTACCGTTGGCTCTTCCGTAAGTACCTCAATCGTTGGCTTAAATTCCTCCAAGCCAAGCACAAAATATAGGTTTGGCGTTATCACATAGCCAGCCTTACGGCTTTCTGTCTGCTCTTCTACACTGATGATTCCAGCAGCCGAAAGTCTCGCCAAAATGTTGTATATCGTCCGTGGACAACAATGCCCCAAATTCGCCAATTCTCTTCTCGTAGTGTGTAATGCAGGTACTTTATCTGAGTCCGCCCATACTGGACTATTCACCAAAGCTCGAAAACTTGGCAAATACTTGTACATAATCGACTGAAAGATATTCAAATGACTACCCTTCAAATGTACCTTATTACCCAAAATCTGTTTGGCGTTAAACTCCTCCTTATAATTGAAATAACGCTTAAAAACCCTTGAGTCTAATTGCTCAATTGTTTTCGGAAATCTCACATCATTCAAAGGCTCAGAAATTGCAATTGCATTCATAATTGTATCAATTAATTATTGGGCGATTTGGGTTCATGCTTCCCTTGTTATCGTTATCACACTCCCCCAAAATCTATTTGCTCCGTGTTGCCAAGGGGTTTCGCTCCCCAATACGCTATCCATAGCGGCAACTGTACTACGTTTTCCAACTCGTAAACTATTCTTCCAAAATCACTAAAGAAGGGAATTCCTGACCAATGGTATCAATTACATCATCAATAGCCAAATCAACCGTTTGAGCTATCAAATCAGAAGCATCAGGCGAATTCAATTGAATAGAGTAATTATCAGGGTCAACAAAAATTTCTACCTTGAACGGAACCTTTGACATACCCTTGAAAATAGGCAAAATCAACTCAAAATCTTCGGGCAAATTAGTTTTTACAACCTTTTCTACGAGAGCCTTCTTTTCGCCACTTTTCAAGGTATTTTCTATTGCTCCATCAATCTTACCTGTAAAGCTCGCCAATTTATTCACCAGCTCCATCGCATCAGTTTTAGAAGCGAAATAGCTACGATTCATCTTGAAAAACGAAGCCAATTGTTTGGTAGTAAAAAACTTCCCGGTATTAATACCAAAGTCCTCAAAAATCTTTGTCAGGGTCAGTTTTCCAGAAATTGTCGAAGAATACGGGTCTTTTTCATTTACTACAAGTACAATTTGCTTTTTGTCACGGTTTACTTTTAAGTGACAGTCGGTCAAATCTTTGTTCTCAAACTTCTTTCTCAGCCAATGCAGAGGGCTTTTAATATCGCCCACAAAATCAATAATCTTTGGCTCTTTCAGTGGTAAGGCATCACCATGCCTAATTACCAATTCCGGAAAACTCTTTTCTTCGTCATTCTGAAGATACACATGAATGGGAGTATTATCCATTGCTATAATTTGTATTGAAGATTAAAAATTAAATGATTACAAACCTCGAATTGTCAATCAATCAGAATTACTAAAACTCATAATTCATAATTCACAACTCATAATTAACTTAGCTTCCCGTTTCCGACAATCTCAAATGCTGTCCAAAGGCAAAATACTGCTGTCTTTCCTTCTGGTTGAACGGACGGCTCTCTACCAAATTTCCCTGTTCATCATACAAGCCAACCATTTTTTCTTCTGGAAACTTAAACTCAAAGAGCTTTCCAGTAACCGACTCACCTTCAGCCACAATGTTTTGCATATTTTCCTTAATTTTTGATTTAAGGGTTTTTATTTCTGCCGAAAACACTGCCGTAGCTGCCTTTTTTTGTTCTTCTACCTGGTTAACTCTGATAGAATTATTCAAAAAATCTTCCTGAACCGCTGCCAATTCTTCTGGCGAATACTTTCTCGTAAAAGTCGATTCCTCTTTTACCGCATCCGCATTATTTGTCAAAAACTCAATGAGTTCCTCTCCCGAATACTCATCGCCAATAGTAGCTCTTATTCCCATAATTATATTGTTAAAAAAATCCCTAAAATCCTTCTATTTGTCCACACAACTCAAAAGCCGCCTTTATTTCCTCTGGCTTCAAGCTCACCACCACCTTAAAATGTCCACCTACACCAGCTCTACCCACAAAATCCACCATCGTATTATCTTTGTTAAGGCATATTAAATTCACCTCCAAGTCAGTAAATGGCACAAGGTCTTTATTATCTTCAATTTTAATATCCATTGTTTTTGAGTTTTTTTTTGAAAAATCATCCCCGTGAATATCACGGGGGATTTTGCAATTGCTAAACCTACTTATTACATAAACTACGTGCTTTGCAGAGCTACGACACCCCCAATTCCTTACGAATTACAAAGCATCTGTTAAAAGGTAACAGCACCTAAAACCACACATCCTTAATTAATATAACAAATGGCAACCTGTTATCTCTTTCGACTTGTCCGCCGTTGTCAGTGTCTCCACTGACAACCCTCGCCATTGTCCATATCTCCACGGACAATTATTTCAATCCTTTACACTTATTTGGTCCATGTCCAGTCAATGCCTGCAAACTCTTAAAAGTCCTACCACATCCGCCACAAACAAACTCATTCACATCATGTACTTTCGGTGCTGGCTCTTTCGGTACAAAATATTCTTCCAAAACCTTCATCAAAGTACCACCTTCCAAACGGCTCTCAGTACTTATCTTAGTCATCACAGCTATTATCCGCCATTGTTCATTGGGGTTAAAATCCTTAGCCTCATCCAGCATTTTCTTAAAGTGTGGCTTCATCTTCTTCCTAATTTATGCACCCAGTAAACAATAAAAAGTACAGCAGCCAAACTACACAACATCCAACTCATCTTTCTTACTTACAGCCAGCAACAAATGCGTAGCCAACACAAACAACACACCTACCAAAGCCATCAATCCAAAAAACTGGATAAGCGGGTCAGTAATCAATTCAAATAAAAATTTTCCCATGATGAAAAAGAGTAAAGACATAAGACATAAGAAAAAAGAAATTAGAAACAAGAATCAAAAATCATCTTCTTCAGTTTCATCTTATACACTATTAGAAAACTGAAAACATAATCTATTAGCAATATGATTGAACTCAAGATTATTCAAGTCTTTATTAGTTATCTGATTATAAAAACTATTTGGGGCAATTGTAGCAAGTGCATGAATAAACATTGTCAACTTATCAGAATCCTGAAAATCATCAATATCAATATGATATTCACTATCTTCATCATGGAAAGCCTCTTGAATAGCACCCAATATTTTAGTAGCATATTCATACTTTAGATTATTATTAGACATAATAAATAAATTTTAAAAATCACTAATTCACTAATTCACAATTGAAACAATCACAATTAAAAGAGGTGAGGAAAAGAAACACTCTTTTCAATCTTCTGCCACTCCCCAACAGAAAACCCAAAACGCTCACCTCTCTTAAACAATAGCTTTCCTAAAATTTGGGTTTGTAAGAAATCCTGCTTACAAACCCATCCTAAGTATCAGGTTATACTTTTTTTGCATCACTTTGCCATCTTTACAAACAAACAGCATCGTTTTAGTGAATCTGTACACAACTCACAAGGCTTACACAAACAGCCCTTTCTTCGCATCGGGTTCGGTTGTGGGAATGGAAGGACTCGAACCTACAATTTCCGAAGAAGCCAGATTTACAGTCTGGTGTGCAGCCATTGCACTTCATTCCCAATCAAAAAAAACAATCACTAATTCACTCAATCACTAATTCACTAATTATAAAAATTAGGCGTTCCCCGAACCGCCATTCGGGGACTTTAAGCATCCGCTTAGGCTACCTACTCAACCTCTCCGCCATTCACTTCAATTTCCCCAATCTCATACACCACCTCAATCAACTCCTCCTTCGGTAACTCCCCACAATACCGCATCCTATCTCGCTTCTCCTTCTTCCTAATACAGTACTCAACAATACACAAGCAACACACCAGCACTACAAATCCAACCACATGGGTAATTACAATATTTCTCATGCAGCTTTCAGTATTTTAATGTTTGAATACTTCTTAAACCACTCATCCACCTCCTTGGCATTGTATCGCCTTACCTCACCAATTTGGCTAAAAGGCAAAGCCATTTCCTTACGCCATTTAGTTATCAAACTCTTCGATACGCCAAATCTCGCCGACACACCCTCATCATCCATCCACACATCCGTTGACAAACCTTTCAAGATTAACTCATTCTGTACCTTAATACTTTCCAACAAAGCGATTTGCTCATCAGGCAAACCCACCTTAATCACCAACTCACTCATGTACTGGCAAAGGTTTTTGTTTTTTATACCACTCAGGCTGATTCTCAATCACCCACGGCACAAATTCTTCAAGGCATTTCAAAAGCTCAGGGTCATCAACAGTACCACGTGTAGCATTCACTAATACTCTTTCACCTTCGGCAGTATCGAAATGTGGATACTTTTCTACAAAGGCAATACGCCAACCACGATTGCCCATAACGACGTCTAAAAGCTCTGAAATCTTTTTCTTTCGCTCTTTAGCTGCTGTCTTTCCTATTAGTATATTATTACTCATACCTAAAAAACCGTATTTATACGTATTGCCTACTGTTAATTTGAATGTTATATTTGAATGTTACTTTATGATGCTTTCATCAACATTCGATAACACTGTAAATTTATACGGTATCACCGAATAAAGCAAATCTATTGTATGGTATTATTGAATTTTATTCAGTAAAACTAAAATTCATATTAAGACTAAATCTAAATAATAACAAAATGACAATTGGTGATAAAATAAAGCAGTTAAGAGGCCCCATGACATTGAAAGAATTTGCAGAAATCTTTCAGGTAAGCCCATCAAATATTTCAGGAATTGAAAACAATCATTCAAATCCTTCATTTGAATTAGCTTCCAAAATCTGTGAACATTTCAATTGTACGATGGATTGGTTGATTAGAGATATAGGAAGTTTTCCAAAAGAAGAATTAAGGTATCAATCACTTGATAGTGAAATAAAAGTAGTTCAAGAAACAAACCAAATTGAAGATTATAAAACTAAGTACATAAAGCTACTTGAAAAACATAATCAACTTTTAGAAGATAGGATAGAAAAGCAAGATGAAAAAATCAGGAGCAATGAGCTCCAAAATTAAATCTCGTCTATCCGCCATAATACGTAAATTTTTATACCACTATATAAATTAATAGCTCACATTCAAAATCTAAATATTATGCTTTTTATTCTCTGGATACTTTTTTCATTTATTATCGGTGGTTTTGGGTACTATCGAACCATAGGAGCAACAAAAGCCTACTTCATATCATTATTCCTTTCACCTTTAGTAGGTTTAATTTTTGTGCTTATGAGTAATAAACTCGAAGACGAAAATTATCGTGATGCCATCTATGAAATAGAAAAAGAAAATCTTTCCGAATTAAAAAAACAAAACAAAACCACCGCCGAAAAATTAGAAGAAGATCTTGATCGTATCGCCAAGCTCAAAGATTCAGGTACAATCACAGAAGAAGAATATAACCAACTACGTGCAAAACTATTTCAATAATGAAAAAACTACTACTTATCATTATTCAGCTTGTTTTATTCCATTCATTACAAGCTCAAGTTAAGTTACCTATAAATACAGAAACTAATCGTTATGAATTTTCAGAGGTAATAGAAATTAACAAATCAAAAAATGACCTTTTTTCAAATGCCAGAACTTTCTTTTTAAAAACATTCCAAAATCCAAACAGTGTTATTGAATTTCAAGATAAAGAAGATGGAAGAATAGAAGGTTCTTTTGCCCAAGAAATTTTTATTAAACCAATGGGCATGGCTATTTCTGCTGGAAACATTAAATATGATATAACTATCTTGACAAAAGACAACAAATATAAATATATCATTAATGACCTTTACTATTTGAATCCACTTAGAAAAGTAGTTTGGAATGAAGGAAATTTTGAAAATATTCAAATTGATGGGCTTTCAATAAAAGGACCAACAAAAAAACAACTATCCTATATTAATGAACAAATTATTGAACACGTATCAAGTATCATCAATGATTTAAAAACACAAATGAATAAAGCATCACTAAATGATTTTTAAATGAAAACACTACTACTACTCATCGCTACCATCTTGTTATCAATACAAAGTTTATCAGCCCAAAACATCTTCAAAAAATTGCATGAGCGTAACCTCGCCCACGATAAACAAATAGAAGAAAACGATAAACAACATCAACTACAAGAAAAAATATTACTTCAAACCAAAAACCCGGGTTTATATCTTCGTCAAGGCAGCGAGTTACTCACCACAGGCATCATCATACAATCAGGTTCATTAGTAGCAGGTAATTTAATACTCAACTCAGATAAACCCAGCAAAGACGCTTACGTAGTAATGGCAGTCGGCACAGGCATCGGTTTAGTTTTAGAAATAGCAGGGCTAAACAAAATCATCAAAGCAGGTAAGTACTTTGAAGTAAAAATAGGTACACAAAATTGATAATTATATATAAATGTTTCACCAAATGTTTCGGAAAAGCTATCAAAAATAATATAAATAACTATAAATTAGGCACTTATAGTTTAATGTAGGAATCCGCTCGAGACCTCCAAAACAATTTTCTGGTACAACCAGAAGCACAAAAAAAGCCTTTCAAATCATCTGAAAGGCTTTTTTTGTGCTTTGCCTATTCATCAGGTTACACCAGAATACACCACAAACAAAAAATTGTTTCACCAAATTGTTTCACCATGTCTGCAATTACCTTTTCAATCGAGTTGGACCACAAGAAAAAGAAAAATGGTCTTCATGAAATTCGTATAAGAATGACCCAGTACCGCAAGCATAAGCGGTTCAATATTGGTTATGCCATCGAGGAAAAACATTGGAACAAAGACAAAAGGCGAGTACGGGCATCACATCCGCTTTCTACAATCATCAATGCAGCTATTACGACCAAAGTCAATGAGCTGGAGAAACAATACCTTGAAACCATTCCTCTCAAACAAACTATCAGCATCGACGAGCTTCAACGAAAGGCAAAAAATGAAATAGGAGGTGAGGACTTCATTGTATTTTTTCGGGAAAGAATAGCGACTTACAAAAACGGCTCTACCAAAGCCACCGTCGAACGAGTATGTAACAAGCTGGAACAATTCATGCAGGGCAAAACCTTATTCTTTGCCGAAATCAATCATAACTTTCTTGAAAAATTTGAAAATCATCTTCGTAAAAATCTAAAAAATAGTGATAATACTGTACATCATAATATCCGTACCCTGAAAGCTATATATAATCAGGCATTGGTACAAAAACGCTATGAGCCAAATGGCATTTCCCCATTTTTTGGCTACAAACTCACAAAAGGGAAAACCTCAAGAAACAAGCTCCAGTTTGATGAAATAGAAATGATTGAAAATTACGAACTCCCTGAAGGCACAAATATCTATCATGCCAAAAACTTTTTTTTGCTCAGTTTCTATCTCATGGGCGTGCGTGCCAGCTCTATGATTAAGATGAGGTGGTCTAATATTGTGGGCAATCGCTGTATTTATACAGCAGCTAAGGGCGAAAAAGCAATGGATATAATTATCCACAAAAAGGCAATTGCTATACTGGAGCATTACCAAAAAGCAAACCTGAATAAGAGTGAATACATATTTCCCTTCTTGAAAAAAGGTGAAATAATAGACCTGAGCAATCCAGAACACGCAAAGCGAATTGAATCAATAACATCCCTAATTAACAATAATTTAGGGAAAATTAGGGAAAGATTAGGGATTGAAAAACACATAACAACCCACGTAGCCCGGCATTCATTTGCCTACAATGCCCGAAAAATTTCAGGCAATGATATTTATGCAGTACAAAAAGCTTTAGGGCATAGTTCTATATCTGTTACCGAAAACTATTTTGGCTCTGAAGAAGTAATCGAAGCTGATGAACTTTCAAGAAAACTGTTTGGTGAGTAAATTACACCAAACAATATCCCTGATTACTCGGCAACCAATAAGGGGGTTTATAGCCCATCATCTTTACAGATAAATTCGCATTTTTTACAATATCAATCGGCTTTACTGGTATTGGTCTAATTACTTTCTCAGCAAAAGGATTAAAGCTAATTTTTTCAATGCTAAAGCTTTCAATTTCTCCATAGCCTTGAGTCGTTTTTTTGCCAATACCATAAAGATATTTTAGCAGCTCTTTTACTTTCTCAATTTCTTCTGTATCAAAGTAAAACCAACAAACCTTAATATCATGTATCGTAATGGGCATATCATAACTTTTAAATTCACCTGCCGAAATTCTTACTTTCTTGGTTTTCTTTCCAAAATCAACTAAATGGTCATGCTCGTTTGCCCATCGTTTTTTCCATGTTGCCGTTGATTCTATCGCTAAAGATTCATCAAATTGCATCCATGATGCCATAAAATAGCCATCAGGATGTTTTGTCAATGGCATATCATCAAAACTTTCGAGTTCGCTCTCTGTCAAGGTTAGTTTCTGCTCCACAATACCATACTTTTGTTTCATATAGCACCAAGCCAGCAATCCATCAAATGTTGGCAACTCCACAAACGAAATCGCCGAACGCATTTTAAATTCAATCTTATACATGAAATTTTGCTTTTGATTTATAGATAAAACTCAAACACTTCAATACATCTTCATACTCCTTGAAATCCTCAATTTCAAACGGTTTAAACTTGAAAGAAGGTATTTCTACAATCGCAACTTTACAACCCGGATTTGCCATTCTATAAGCCGTCAATTGTATTATATTTTCATAATACAATTGCTCATTACTCTTAAAATCGCATAAATAAACATCTTCACCAATCTTGATTTTTGCATCATACCTACCCACAAAGAATTTGGTGCTAATGTCTTTTTCTAAATCCAAAATCTCTTTCCCATTGCAAAATGCCATAAATCGCCTTTGGTCTTCAATATTTTCAAAGGGAACTTTCTCTTCTACAAATCTTTTAATTTGTGTATGAAGCGAAATCCCTTTTTTCTTAGATTCCCGATAATAATCATTAAGCTTTACACCTTTCAAACCAAGATTATTCGCCCAATAAACCAAAGCAGGTTTATTGAGCAAATCCAATAACTCACTTACCGATGGTGTTTTCATGCTTCTTTATTACATAATCAACCAATATGGCTAATCTTTTGGCATTCAATTCTGTACCTACAAATTTTTTGTTATTGTCAAAAGCTCTTTGTCCTACCAGTCCTCTACCCATACACAAATCGCCAATACAATCAAATTGATGATTTTTACAAATCCATGCTATGGCTTTTGCTTCATCAATATCATTCAATGCTGGATAATAGGTATTTTCACTTTCATTTGTACAATGAATTATCCAACATTTTTTACTTCTACTATTATAATAGAATGAATCATACACATTTACATTTACATACATTTCTTTACACTTGTCTAAAAAGGCATCTTTATTACTCTTAAAAACCTCAATAAACAAATGCTTCGGATTTATCTGTACTATCCGCTGAAACAAGAGTTCCTGAAATGAATTAAAGCTATAATCCAATACTTTTTCTGCTTTATAATGAAAACTCTTTAAATTTCCAGTACTACAAGGTGGATCAATAAAAATACAATCCGCCTCGAGCATAAAACTTGGTAGCTCAATAGTCAAATCACATACTTTTACTTTTGAATCATTTGGCAACTCAATTATACCATCCATTTTATACTGATGATAAACTCCGCCATACTCCCAATTTTTGTGCATCGTATTTAATTTTATATGATGGATGTTTATAAACTTCTATGATTTCTGCTCCATTTTTTAAATGATAGGGCAAAGCTGATACTGTACAGTTGGCTACCATCATTTTTCCTTTCGGTACAAGTATCTTAAATCTTGCTTCACAAAGCTTTGTATAAATGCCTTTTTTTCTAAAGTTTGGCAATACAAAGCCTGCTTTTAATTTTATACTATTTTTAAATTCTAACCAACCTACACAACCCACTAATCTGTTTTCAACTAAAGCTCCTAAATACAAAGCCTTTGCTGAAAAAGTCATTACATTTTTCCTTACATCAGGATGGCTGACTATTTCTTCCAACTGACTTCTACTTACTGGCAATATTTCCATCTTATTCAGGTATAAGTTTTCCACATGGCAAAAGACTTACTTTAAATCTTACTTCTGGATTATCCCTAAACTCAAGTGTTTTCAACCAGGCAACTACTTTTAAGTTTGTCAATGGCATAAATTCTTCCATTGCTTTACTCTGTCTATACTTCTTTACGAATTCATTTTCGTAAATGCTACTTTCAGTAGTATGCAAAGTGCATTTTTCAAGTTCTTTCAAAGGAAATCTTGGTGTTATTCTCATAGCACTGTATTCCTTTATTTTGTCAAAGTCTAATTGATATTTCATATTTCGGTCATTTCCCACGAAGTGGAATAGTTTGAGTTTTTAAATATTTCGGCAATACCTGTTAATGATTTATAGCGATGAATGGTATCAATATCTATTGATAAATGAATGGAAATTTCTTCTTCTGTCATTCCCTGTTCTATCAAACCTCGAATAATCTCAGCATCCAAGTCAACCTGATGTACACCTCTGGCTTTATTAAATTGTACAGTGGCGGTCATTCTTTTAGTAATATCATGTTTCAATATTACCAAAGGGATATAGTCAAAATCTAACCAATTTTCACCACCAATAGTACTTCTATGAAATCCATCTATGATAACAAATTTCTCAATCTCATTATCCCAAATAGAAACCACTGGAAAACAGAAACCATTGTCTAAAATCGACTGTTTCAATAGTTCCATTTTATCTTTTGGTACGGCATTGGGGTTATAATTATTCGCAATAATTAGCTTTGTGCTTACAAGCAATGTATTAGCACAAGGTACTTCTACTTTCTTTTTTAACTTTGCCGAATAAATATATACTGGCTCAATTTGAGCTTTGATAATTTCAAATTCTTCTATGGTATTGATAAAGTATGTCATAGTACAGATTTGTAATAGTTTAAAAGTTCTTCTCTTGGGTCAATCTTGTTTTCAATCGGGATATTATTTTCATAATCATTCAAAACTAACTGGCGGCATTGCTGTCTGGCTACAAATTCATTATTGAGTTGCTTTGCATACCGCTTTTCAAATATCCACTTCTTTGTTTCATCTGGATAGGTCTGTAAAAGAAAATCACGATATACCATCCACGATTTAAAGTTTTTCGGCAATTTTCTCACCTTAAACATCCTACTATCTTTACCAGTTTCTTGAGCAAACTGGATTCCTTTGATACGTTTGCAAAGCTTGTCATAAGTCTTTGGCTCAAATTCTGGTAATTCACATAAGCTTTTGAAAGAACGTTCATGTATCAAAGAAGAAACCCTCATTTCCGAAAATGAAAAACCTTTCTTAAACTGCCAATCATACACTTTCGAGTATTTCAACTTTTCGTCGGCAATGTATCGCCAAACGTCGTGAAAATTCCAGTCATATATCGGATACATCGAACAAGAACCATTATCTTTTTTTGTGGCCCAATACACCTTTTTACCATTTATCTCTACTGGATTCTTTACCATTGCACGCCAACGGTTTGGGCTTTCGCCTGCGGCTCTTAATCCTACCAAAAAAGCAGTATTATGATGAATCCTTTCAAAGTTTTCTATGGCATCATAAAACCCAAAGCCTTTATTTTTATCTCGAACCGTCTGACTTTCCAAATCCCACATTCTGTTATGAATAGCATCCCCACGTTTCGACCGCATCCATTCTTTGTGTTTGCCAGCTTCCCAACATTTCAATTGAGAATCAGTAAAAGAAGTAGCATTGGTTAAATTAAACTCTATTTGCATCCAATACTTTTCAACATTTTCTGGATACAAGTTCATCAAATATTCTGCTTGGTCTATACTCGATTGATACATTACTTCTTCATCTAAAAGAAATACACCAACTTTTCTGTTTCGTCGATGAGCCTCCAAAATAGCTAAGTGAAACATCACTGTACTATCTTTTCCACCAGAAATAGAAATTATTATCTTTTCAAAATTATCAAAGATATAAGCCATTCTTTCTTTAGCTGCTTCCAGTACTGTTTTGCTATTGTTGTAAACTTGCGTAACCATTTTCTAATTGTTTAGTCCAATTTTTAAACCGTTCAAAATACCAAATATCTACCTTTAAATCTGTTACCAATACTGGATATTCTATTTGTTCTGTCAAGGTAATTACATCATTAAAATCAATGAAATTGTGGCAAAACTCAAAGAGTGTATAATGCTGATGCTTAAAGTTTTCTTCTTTGTAAGTTTCCAAATTGTCCAACTTAAAGCGATTGTTTCGACCAATATAACTTTGCCCACTTTCCAAGTATTTCAACTTTTCTTTGCCAGATACCAAATGTAAATTCCTTGGTATCGTATGTGGGTCTTTCAAGCCTATACTTTTAAATAAAGCTTCTTTTTCTGATTCATACTTAGATTTCATTTCATCAGAGGAAACAATGTCTATCGCATTCAAAACTATTTGGTGACTCTTTACATTCAGATTACATTCGCTCAAAAGCTCTTTGCTAAACTTTTCCCTTTTCCATTGGCTTTTGGTATCAAAGTCAAACAATATCATAAAATCTTCAAAATCATTCACAAAGGGTAAATACTGAAAAATCAATTGATGATTGGTTTGATTCAGATAATGTCGAATACAGTTATAAGTAAGGTCGTTTCTGTTAGAAGTACGCATACATTCATTGATTACTATCAAACAATCTTTGCTGATTTCCTTCAATAGCCGATAGAAGAATTTATACTTTATCACCTCATCGTATTCTATGTATTCAATATTTTCAATTTCTACCTGAAAACTAAATTTTTGTGGAGAAATCATAAATACTTTTTCAATACTGTTCGCTTGACAATAATTCACTATTTGCTTTTTTTTCTCTTCAGTATTTTGCCCTAAGTAAATCATACAAAATTTCTAATTTGAGGATTAATAATCGCTAAACGCCTGAATATCTCAGGATAATAATACTTCAACCAAACTGCCTGCCCTCTGTTTGCTTGAGCCGAAGGCAATATCCAAGACTTTCGTATCTTTTCGGGCGTACCTACAAACTTGGTCTTAAAATACACATCCAAAATCGGTATATCATTACTAAACAGATAGGCAAATACATCCGCTGCTTTCCATTCTGCCAATGGCTGACAAACAGTTTGTTGCCAACTTTCATTATAGTAAATCACGCCTTTAGTCATGTAATTAAACTTTCTACCTTTTGATTCTTCAGCACGCAATCCCAAAAAAACACCTTCGTATCCATGTTGAGCTTGATAATTCCTCAATAATGAATAGAAATACATATCTGAAAAATTAGTCCCTTTACTGTGAATATCTTCCATAAAATTATGGTCTTTTACCACATCCCATAGTTTTACATCAGGACTAATAATCGTCAAATCCAACTGATACAATTCCCTCAATTGCTCCATGTATTCAAGCTCATTCGGGAAATCCATATCGTCTTTTTCGCTCACAAAAGGAACAGTATTATCAATTTGATGAATCAAGTGCATCATTGCCGTTGAGTCTTTTCCACCTGAAATTGAACCATAACTTTTAATTCCTTTCATCAGGTATTCTTCAATGTACGCTCTCGACTTCTCGACTTTCCTTTTGTGAATTAGCGTACTGGAATACGTCATGTACAACTCTTTCCAGTACGCTAATTCCTCTATGTCATTGCTCATTGGCAGTACTCCAATAAGCTTTTATTGTTTCTTTATTACTTTCAATATGAGCTAAATACAAATCGCTCGCACTTTTAGGAATTACTATTTCACTCAAATCTATTTCACCATGGCCAACCGAACCCTTGGCGGTAATATAGGGTTCTGCTTTAAATACTTCAAGCATTCGCCAAAATGCTGAAACAATCAACGGATTCTCAGAAGAACATGAAAACGAATGCGTAAACGAAGCTCCAGAAACATATACTTCATACTCATACTTCATCTGATGCGTTTCTTTATCTTCGCCCAAAATCGTAATTTCATTTTCAAGTTTGCTTGAATCTAATCGAGTAGCAAAGATGATTTCCACTAAATCGTGATAACTCAATTCACCAGTGCCATTTTCAGAGCAATCAAGCTTTGCCTGTCCAACTCTTAATTCTCCTTGTATTGTCTGATTCCCAATAGCAGAACCAAACAAGCCTAACATTGGGCAATTGTTGATAACTTCTTGTCTTTTGCCTATATCTTCAAAACCAGTTCCACTATTAATAGTACCACCTGTAAACAACCAATGGTACTTGACTGGTGAAACAGCATTGATTCCAGATAATTTACAAAAATCATACATTGCCAACCTTTTAATCAATCCTTTAAATGAATTGCCCGAAATCACTGGCACATAATCAATGGCTTGAATCGCTTTCGTTTCTATCCAAGGTTGTTCAAAGACTTTCATCAATTCGTCCTGTATCAATACTTCTGGACTCCTCAAAGCTTCATCTTCTTCCCCAAATACAGTTTCTTTGGCTACTTGGGTTTTACCTTTGCGGTCTTTCATCCATGCAATGTTTTCATCTTTAATTTTACGAAACATCGACATGATATATTGAGATTCTAAACGAATTGTATTCAACAATTCATAATCATCAAACAATTCTAAAATATCCACTACATCAAAGCGACGATTCTTATCCGTAGTTACTTCTCTAATTTCAAGTTTCCTACAAATAGTTTGAAGAAACTCTTCTTTAGTTCGTACTGCCGTAGAAGCAAGTAACTTTGAAGCCACTTCTTCGTAAATCGTTACCCTTGCACGATTATCCATTTTATCCCAAAGTCTGAATATCAACAAGGCTAAAGCCTGTCTTTTCAGTCTTTTTTGTGCAGGCGTAAAACGGCTCACAATGGGCGTTGGGTTTTGCACCAATGTTTTTTCTCTTCTTAGGGTTCTAAGCGTACCCAAATTAATGTCAGAACCTGTATGAATTGGTTGCAAGGCCCTGAAATGATATTGTACTTTTAGCATGATGATTTATTTAAAAGATGAACTACTAATACAAAAAGATGAGTATCCCTCACCTGTTTCAAAAAATCGTTTTCGGCTTCATATTCGTATAAGCCATACATCACTTGCTTATGATAGCCAGCATTTCCATGCAATATTTCTTCTTTTGTGAAATACGTTGGTTGTGCAGAAGTATTGGCTTTTTCAGGAATTATGCTATACCACTTTTGTATAATCTTCAAAAAGCTATCTACCTTTTTTCTATCAAAAACAACACTGAATAAATCAGTAGTTACTACAAACAAATCTTTGTCTGTATTCAATACTGTTTTGTAGGAAGTATGCTTTTTATTATTGAAAGAAACTACAACCCGAAAAGGAACAGCAGGCACATTCAACAACAACTCTAAAATTTCATTTCTGCCCAAAAACAAAAGTTTTTCATTATCCGCATAATAGGAATAATTCCGTAAAGCATTGTTTCGAGTTTTACCCGGTATCACATCGCCAATACACAAAGCTGCATCAATGCCAGCATAGCCACTTGGGTATTTTACAAATTCATAATCGGTAAATACATCCGATACTAAATCTGTAATCTTGATGCCTTCTTCAATGGATTCACCCGTAAAACAACATTGCGTTGCTATTTGATGAATAGGGTATTTCAACTTACTTCTATCCAAATGTTTAGCTATTTCTTTCATAAAAACACTGCGGTTATTTCACCTTTTTTGTTGATAGAATAATGCTTTGCTGCCATTTCTTTTTTGATGGGCTTTTTATCAAAACCCATGATAATTTCTCCATCGGGCGAAAAAAATATCCACTGCTTTTTTTCTGCTACATACTTAAAGTAGTAGCCTAAAGCAATCATATCATTAAGCGACTTCAAGGTAAATTCATCCAAAAACTCATCAACTACTTGTTTCACTTCTTTTTTCTTTGACTTCGGCACTTTCAAACTAAGCTGAACACTTGGCTCAATATATTTCTGTGACCTGCCCGAATTGGGTCTATTTCCTCCTTTTTTAGCCATATCATTAATATTTGATACAAATATACAAAAAATATTGAAAAAGATTTCTTTTTCAATATTTTTATTTTAACTTTGTCACATCAAATCACATTCCCCCACCCACCGAGGTGCTATATCGGCAAAAACATGACAACTACAAAAACCATCCGTTCTTACGCAAATAACCAAATAATCAAGGCTTATGTAGATAAGTCTGAAAAATACAAAGGCTTTAAGCCTAAAAAACAAGCTCGTTTTTTTGAGCTTGAAAAATTTGAAAATTTAGTTTCCCCTATTCAGTATCAGCCTTATACGCTCATTGAAAAAGAGCAGGCTGAACAAGCCATTAAAAACGAAGTTATTCGCTTAGTTAATGCCTTACCTTCTATTATCTTCGTGAAAGAAGGCATAAACAAAGCCGATTTCCCCAATAAAATATTATATCGTGACAATGAAATATTTTCGTTGTTGAAACGAGCCAATCTTTCAGAAAATCTTTTTTGGTCTTCTGACCAAGAAAGTGAACTGATAGGGTATAGATTTTTTAACGGTAATACCGTTGATTTTGAACTACCAGCTTCAAAAATTTACCGAACCCTTCCAGCAAGAAGGGTAGGATTAAAATACAGCTACGCACATCTGGAATGCCCAGATGTGGACCCAATAGCATTTAAAATTTGGGAAGATATTTCTCAAGATTCAACAAGAAAAATACACCGAAACGGCAAAACCTTTATCCGTAAAGGTGCTTGGGATTCTTGTGGAATTTATGGTATGTCACCAAATATGATTCGTAGTATTTGGTTTAAGAGTGGTTGCTACGATAGCCACAAATACCGTAGCATATTAAAATTCCTTTACAGTATTTCTAAAAATTACAGGTTTGACGACTTCCCACTTTTAGACAAAATAAGGAAATCGGCTTCGGCTGACGAAACAATTGCTTATTTAAAAGGGCGATTATTTTATCGTAGATGGGGTAAAGGAGTTAAAACCCCAAATATTCGTCCTGATGGCGAACAAGATGGATTTTATTTAAGGAGCGTCTTTGTAAAATACAAAGACTACGTAAGGCTTGGTAAAGTAAAATCTTTAGCTGTTAGAATTGCGATGATTACGGATATGCAGACTTATGAAGCAAATGCCATTAATTATAGCACGACTTTCGGAAAACTCAATTTTGAGTATGCCGCTAAAGTACAAAAAATGTCCAAAGCGGAACAGGCAAAGCTTTTACCAAGTAGAGCCGCATGGTACTTTCTGTACGGAAGATGTCCTTTTGATGCACCGAGTAAAGCAAACAAGGATATTCCGAACCCTAATTTATTAGCGAGATGGAAAAAAGGTGCTTCGACCTTTGCCAAATTATGCAATACTTTTGGTAAAGGTGAAAGTATGCTTTTACCCAATTTTAATTTAGTAGCATTATTCGGTTCAGAATCCGAAATACTAAAGTTTATTCATCTACAATATCCAGACACAAAGAGTCATAAGAATATATCTGAATTATACGGATATAATATCATCCATGATTTAGGTCAATTCTCTTTACCCAAAGGCGAGTTTTCAACAGCTTGGAAAGACTTTGTAATGAAGTATCCAGAAGCATTGAAATACTCAAGCAACTGGGTAAATGTTGAAAATGAATTAGGGCGTATTCCTAAAAGCCTTACAGAGCTACGCAATACCGTAGCAGAATTTACATTTGAAAACGTACACAACAAAGCCTGTGCCGTTGCCTGTTTTGAAGCCAAAGTATCACAAGATACCTTTGAAGCTTATCAACGTCTTTATGAAAATACCAAAGTGGCTGAATCTTGCCCACAAGTAGAAGTATCGCTCAACGGCTTTACTTTCAGAAAGCTTGATTACAACGACCCAAAGGGGGCATTGTTGGGCTTGTTTACAAATTGTTGCCAACACCTCAACGGAGCGGCTGCATCATGTGCCAGACATGGCGTGCAAGATGAATCCAGTGCTTTCTACGTTGTAGAAAAGGCTGGCAAAATCATTGCTCAGTCGTGGGCATGGCGTAGCAAAAAAGGGGATTTAGTCTTTGATAGCATAGAATCATTAAGCTCCGAGTATGCCGATGCCATTGCAGGGCTTTACCAAAAAGCATCCATAAAGCTCTTGGGACGTTTGGGTATTGAACGAGTACTTGTTGGCTATACAAGCTATGGTATTACAAGTACTATCAAACATAAATGTCAAATAGGGTCAGAAACTTACCAAGAACAAATGGTAAGTTCATGTAACTATATGGATGGTAGTCGCCAGTGGCTTATTGCCGAAACAGGTGAAGAACCCGAAAAGCTAAAAAAAAAGTTTTTGAAGCCTACTATCAAACCTGAAAAAACAGAATTATCAATTAATACGCTATTATCGGGTAGCGATGTATATTGTGAACACTGTGATGCCGAAGTACATCCAGATTGTGAAATTTGCCCAAGCTGTAATGCAAATATTGCAGAGTGGGTTTAGAAAAATATGAGAGAAGAACTAAAAAAAATCTTTGAAGAAAGCAAATTATCGCTTCAAGAAGTAGCTAAACGAATGGGAGGTTCGTTTAATGAAAAAGCCGTAAAGGAGTTAATTTATGGTGATAGAAACCTTGGTATATCCGCCATACAGCAATTAGCTTTTGCCTGTGGATATGAGTTTAAAGGTATTTTTGAAAAAATGAAAATCCATGATTTAGATAATATCTGTATTAGGGCTGACATTAATGATTTTATCAAAAACATAGCCATTCAGAAAGCAGCTAAAGCTATTATTGAAAAATATCCTAAAATAGATTTAAAAGAATTCCCTACTGAACAATTCAGGGAATTCCCTGATGGTTCTGGTGAAGTATTTTTAGTATTTAGGGATTTACGATTTACTATGCCAGTTCCAAAAGGGTGTTGGCATTATAATAATTAATTTGTAAGTAACGCAATTTCTTACTAAATTCAACCATAGGTGTAGAACTATTAATTAAATAGCCCAAGCGATTTTCGTTTGGGCTATTTCGTTTGATAAAGACATTTATGTCCCTATGATATTTTTTTCACAGCAGGACATAAACGTCCATCTGTAATAATTTCAATTTCTATATCCTTCACCAACTCAAACCTACCAAAAGGATAAGAAAACCCATCTTCAAACCAAATCAATTGTTCTCTTAATTGAAAACAAAATGCAGGTATTTCATAAATTTTGCCAAATTCTAATCCAATAAAATCTCTATCATCAATACATTTGATTTTTATCAAATCAGTTTTTTGGAATTTTATAAGTAAAAACTGCCTTTCACTAAAATTATCAAAAAGCCAATAATTATTTTCACGCTTAATTTCTTGAATATCCCTAAGCTTATCAAAGCGTCGCTTAGATTCTTTAGCCTTATACTCCTCCTTTGTCATTTAATAACCTGTTGATAATTCGTATTGTAATGGCCCATTTTCACTTTTGGGTAAAGTAGGAAAATAATCATCTTCCACAAGTACATCCGCATTCAAGCCATTGGTTCTTTGCCACTCCAAATGTGCCAAAAACTTAAACCATGCCTTCCAACGCATCAGTGTTAAATTATCATACACAGGAATAGGAATTTTATCATAGATGGTATTTTCAAAATACTTTGGGTAGCGTTCTGATAAACTTTCTACATCGCTCATCGCCACTGGCAATCTGTGTTGTATTTTATGATACAAACTAAAAATTTCATTCGGAGCTTCTAAAGCTTCATCAATATGGATATTTTTTAACCGCATAAGCTTCTATAATATGCTACGTTTTTTACATTAATTTCATTTCTAACATCAATCGGAAATTCTCCGCCATTGTCAGTGTCTCCACCGACATATTTCCTTCTTCAAATTACTAAAAACCAAACAATTAAAAAAAAACTTGACAATCTGAAAAAAAATATTAAACACAAAAAAAGTCACCATAAAAATTTATAGTGACTTCCTAAAACTATCCTTTTTTTCTTAGTAGCTATTCCAGTTTTATCTTCTTCCCGACATCGGGAACATGGTTTACCTGGTTCACAATTATACTATCTCTACCATAATAAGTAATCTCAATACTTGGCAAATCGTCAGCCTTTCTTTCTACTTTTTCGGTTTTCGTAATTTCAGTAGTATGTACCTTTCGTTTACTCGTTTTAGCATGACTATACCTAAACTTCTGTTTCAGTACAATTTTAGCTTGTTTGGCATTTAGCACATTCACTTTCTTGTCACTTTTCAGCGAAACAACTGGCACAGCCTTCGGCTTTAAAATCGGTACAAAAGCCTTGGCATCTACACTCAGCACTGTGGCGAATAGCAACAGCAAGAACACAAATAGATTTTTCATAATACTGTTTTTTGGGGGAGCTTGTTAATCGGAAACTCTAATTTATTAAAAATTGCAAAAACAAAAAAATACTTGATTTTCTCAAAAAAAAGACAGGATAAAAATAATTTTCATCCTGTCTTTTTATCTTCAATAAAATTACTTTTCAAGAGTTTTTTCATCAGGAATATCTATCAACTTAGCTTTTGAAAAAGCTTTTAGAATTGATAAAATTACAGCAATGGTTGATAGTACAATCTGAGTAATTCTCAAGCATTCAGTACAATTCAAATCAGTAAATACTTGAATCAACTCCGTACCAACCGTACTTACCGTTACCAAAAGTGCTAATACAATTGATAACAAATTGCTTATCCAAGCAGGGGCATTTAAAAAGAAATTTTTCATTTTTCTACTTTTTTTTCGGGGAAGATTTTCTTGATAAGTCTTACTGCCAAATAGGCAATAATCGCACAAATTACCGATTGCAATATGGCCCAACCATCAATGTGAGAATATAATGATTTTAATAAAAAAACAACAAAACCAACAATTCCACTACCGATGGATTCTTTATCATTTAAGTGTGTCATTTTTTTGGTTTGGTTAAGTATAAAACAAACAAAACTATTAATGCTCCTATCAGTAACCAAGTAGCAATACGCCAATGTGGCGATACGCCAAAAGTAATCTTTGGAGTCAAATACTTAAAAGTAACTTTCTCAGTCACTTTTGCAGAGTCACATTCTGCTTGAACATAAGTAGTATCATGCGTTCTTTTAATAATTACCTTTGCTCTACCTTCTCTGAAGGTATGAAAGAAAAAAGAAGTATCATTGGCAAACTGCTGTACTATTGAATCCTTCGGTACAGTAAGCACTACTTCTTTTACTACCTGTACGGTATCTTGCAAAGTAATTTTTTCAAAATACGTTTCCTTACATTTCTTGAAGCTCATACAACTATTAAGCATTAGGGCAATAAACATCGCCAATACCAGTAAGGCAAATCGGTAAAAATTTAAGGTTTTAGAGGTCATTTTTTCAAAACGTTTAGGGCTGTGTTATAATACGAAACTCTTTCTTTATAGCCATTATAGCCACCATTCACAGTTTTACAAACTAATTTAAAATCGGGCTTCAAGGCTGTTACTTTCAATTTTTTATCAATCCAAAACCACAAGCTGGCAATTTGGCAAAGTGCTGCATCTTGGGCTATTTGTTCAGGATTCGCCACAAAGTCTTTTGAATCCTTAAACATGGTATTGTACCACTTTGTAAATCTGGTATAGTTAAACCTACCAGTTATCTGTAAATAAGCTCTTCCTTTAAATTTCTTTCCATCGCCTTTTTGTGTATTCCCCAAATCTTTGCGTCCTTCGTAGGCTTCACCGCTGGCTATTTCTTCACGATAGGTCAACTCCAAGGTTTCTTTACCAACGTTGGCAATGTAGGCGGCTATTTCCAGTACATCAGTCATTTTGTGCAACCATTTCAAATTGTTAAAGGTCGTACAAAAACTTACTAAATTCGTCTGTTTTGCCTGTGGATAAATCTTACGAAGATCACTTACTAACAATTCCATAGTATAACGTTTTTACCAATCGGTATTCTTTACATCGGCTTCAATTTCAGCATCACAATAGTTGAAATTCGTTTCAAACATCAAGGTCATTTGTCGTCCACAAGTATTATCTGTTTCATCATTCAACAATGGCTTTAGCTCCCATTTTGAATGAAGAAATTTTGTTTGTGAGCCAGCCTTCAAACCAAAACCCGAATTTTTTCTTTGAATAAAGTATAAATATCTTGCAAACTTTTCTCCAACCTCTTTGGCTTCTTGGAGCGTTACAACCTGTAAATCAAAATTATCTCTTGGTATCGACTTACTGATGTTCATCACAAACACAGTCGTTTGGATATGACTACCATTTGTTTCCGAAAGCGTATCAATTGGGTACGATACATCAATGCACATTCTATTCAAGTTCAAAAAGTTCTTGGCTGCTTTACTGAATTCCTCATCATCCACCATAAAAAACTGTCCTTTCGTTAGGGCGGGATTATGATTAACTACCTTTTCAGCAATCTTGGCAAACAGATTTTTATACTCTTGAACTGTCATATTTCTCTTTCTTTATCTTACTTTGAATAATCTCAACCTCATAACTTTCTATCAAATCTCGTATGGGCATCATCCTAATTTTGGGAGAAAGTGTACCGTTTTCACTCCGTAACTGTATCAAGCTTTTCATCGAAAAGTATTGTGTAAACACATCCTTCTTTGTAGATTCTTCTTTTTCGGGTTCTTCGTAAAAGTGCTTATACAAAAGCTTCATCAAACTAAGGTTATCTAAATAGTATTGATAAAGCAAAATCTTGATACTTTCGGGTAATCGCTGAACTTTCTTTTTTCGGGCTTCATAAAAGGATTGCTTCAAAAAAAACAATCTACCATTTACACCAAAATACCACATCCATTTCGGAGCGAACAAATACGCCAACATTTCATCAATACAGTTAAGTTTTGCTGTTTCGCTTTGGCTTGCTTCCATCGTTATCAAACATCTGTAAGCCTCAATAAACTGTTCGGTCGTAGTTTCATCAAATCCAATACTGGTTAAATGCTGAAATATGCCCAACTTTGAAACAGGTTTTATTCTGCAAATCTCATTTGAGTTATTCATAAACTCACAAACTTCCAATACTTGGGCTTCAATCATTTCTGAATGAAGTTCCGTAACCAAAATGTCTTTTTTAAAGAAGTGGTGAGCAACCCAAACCACCAAAGCCCCAACAATGCTATGATAAAACCAAGCCAAGAACCGACAATGAAACTGATACCAAAAGTAAAATCTAAAATGTTTCCTTACATCAATCAGAATCATCAAAACCTTTACAAAATCAACCTGCTTATCAATAAAAGCCTCTTTCAGCTTTATTAACTGTTTAGCACAAAGTTCATTTTTTTGGGTAGGTACTTCAAGTACAAATTGCGAGATATAAACGGACTTCATATTTTCATTAAAAAAAATATCCCTCTTTTGTTAGAAGAGGGATTAGTAATACCTATAAAATACACCAATCATTTGCCAACATATCTGTCTGAGATGCCAGCCAGCCATTGACGATTGTTCCATCTGCTGCTTTCATACAGAGATACGCTGTAAATTTGATTTGAACCTCAGAAGGTTCAACCTTTTTTCCAATAGCTCCAATTTCATCAGATTCATATTGTGTAAAAGTAGATTCCTTATAATACTGTTTGAGCGATTCAGGTAATGATTTTACCTTATCTACAATAAAAGATACACTCAAAGTATCTTCTGGTCTTTGAAAAACAAACATCCCTTTTCCATTCCATCCCGAACGGGCAATTAATTTTCCTTCTTTAACAGCTTCAATAGCCTGTCCAAATGTCAAATTCATAGTTATAAAATTTATTGTTAAAAAATCACTAATTCACTAAATCACTAATTCACAATTAATCTAAGCTATACGCTTGAAAAGATGTGGATAATTATCAAAAAAATAAGTGAGCCACATTCTTTCACCTTGGCAATCCTTTACTTTATGTTGCCAATGGCAAACCTCCCAAGGTTCAAAATTGATAATTTTACCAACTGGAAAATCCTTATTATTAGGATAATCAGCAATTACTTCATAAACTGGTGGCTTAGTATTGTCCATTATAGATACTGTTAAATGTTAAAAAGGGAATCCTACTTAAAAAAATCACTAATTCACTAAATCACTCAATCACAATTAATCAAAGCCTCGTTATCTTCCCCAAATCCTTCGGCAAAATAGGCTGTACTACTGTCTGAGAATACTCCGAAAACAACTCAGCATTATCAGCCAAAAAGTTATTCATTTCCGAAATCAAGGTATTTATTTCCTTAGCAATCTTTTCTATTTGAAAGTTCAGCATATCAGGCGTTGAGGACTTATACTTCAAAATCATTTCACTTGAAGAATTATCAAAAAGCGAAATCAAATCTTCTTCCCCAAAAGCAATTGTCAAATTTGGAATACTGGCATGAAAAGCCATTTTTGCAATGATGGGCTTTACAAAAGTATCATTCAAAAATTGATAATCATCATTATCAATTTCAGTTATCAAAGCATCGAAAAAAATCTTACCTAAGATATTTTTTACTTGATACTCCGCTCTAATCATTGTTTGTTTCAACAATAAAAACACACGCCGATTGATTCTGATACCTGAATAAGTAATAAACTCATCCGTAGTTTTGATGATAGTATTATTGAAAACCGTAAATAGTGGCGAATCTTTCCATAACTGATACTTATTATCCGTATCAGCTTCCATTAGTTTCAAGGCATTTTCTAAAGAAATATTCGCCATGTTTTTAAAATGACGACGGATATTTCTTGCCTTTTCTAATGAAGCAGCTTTCGACTTCGATGTACTTTCATCCGTATAACCATTGGCCCCAATAGTAACCTCCAGCACAGGCGAAAACAATTCCATAGCCGCATTCAATACCGCCGTTTTGATATTGTCATACACTCGTGGGAAATTTTCAGGCGTTGCAATGATTGCCGAATACATCGGCTCATTGATGTATGGAAAAATGAAGTTTTCCTCTGCCATGCCTACAAAAACTTTAAACTCCGTTGCTTGAAAAGAAGCCGTAACAGGAATTACACTTTGTACCAAATCAAGAATATCTTCTCGATTAAAATTATTTTGAATGATTGAAGCCATTTTAATTTGTTGGGTTTTGAACTTGTCTATCTTTTGCCGAAATAGCGTCACTACTGTACATTGTAGCACGACGTACCCTGAAAGCCTTTACGCCAAATTGATTATAATCAGAAATGAATTGTAAAAGCTCAATCAATACCTGTTCGTAAATCCATTCGTTGAGTTGTGCAATATTAAAGGTTTGCGTTTTTGCCGAACCACCATTATTATTCTTACCATCCACGGCAGAATACAAACCTGCATCAATTTGCAATGCCCAGTGTATTTGTGTTTCTACCCAACCAGCATCAGCATTATATTGCGAATCAAAAGTATTTTGCTCAACTTTCACAAACTTGATTGATTCCTTATCGCCATCAAAAAGCGGTGCTTGTATCAGTTTCCCGGACTTTTCCACACCCGATGCCGAACTTTGAAATAGTGTTCCTAATTCATCATAAGCATCTTCAATTTTCTTAGCAGCATCTTTACCTTTTTCACCACCTTTTTTGGCTAAATTTTCCCATGCTTCCCATTCTGGATACCGTGAAATCATGTATTCACGAGTCACAAACATGATTTGGTTTAGTGTAGTAATATTTTCCATTACCCACTTTTTAAAGTTGATAATGTTATTTGCATAATCAATCAAGCCACTTTCAACCAAACTAAAATGGTCGGGCAAATTATAAATCAAATCATCTGATGGTACACGCAAAACATATACATATTCTGTAATCTCTTTATTAGCGGCAACTTGCTCTCTGAAAGTATTGGCAGTATCAAACCAGTTATCAATTACAGGATAAAACTGTGCGTTTTCTTCTGATACTGAATTCCCTACTTTTTCCCAATCCGCCACAATACAATGAGATACTTTCCCAGTTAATGTATTTCCCCAAAGCCTACAACGAGTATTGGGTAATACTGTCGCATTGGCAATTGTTCCAGCCGCCGAAAGAGCAATATGTACATAGCACATATTATAAGTTTTGATGGCTCTGCAAGCTTTAGTATAATAATTTTGGAAAAGATTAGCTCGTTTGGTGAAATCTTCCCAAGCTTTGTTCTGGTCCAGTTTAAAATACTCTTCGTTTTTATCAGAATCAATTTCAATACTTCCCGTTTGCAAACCTAAGCCTGCCAATTGTTGGCTGGAATAGCCTAAACCTACTTTATAAATAGGCGATTTCTTGAGAATAGTTTTTAGCTTCTGAGGAAATTTATTATCTAAGCCATGCAAAAACAGGGTTTTCTCAGATTGCAACGTTCCATTATTATCAGATAAAGCTAAAGGTAACTTTACTTTAAATTTTAGATTCGGTGCTTCATTTTTATTAATCTGACTCCGAAAATCCGACTGAGTCATTACAATGGCATTGCCATTTTTTAACAGCTTTACATTATTAGGAACTTTACTCATTGTGTTTTCGGGAAATTAATTTCCATTTGGTTTAGGTGGGTAATATGCCAGTGACTCAGTGATTTTATTTCTTTGCTCACAGGGTCAAAAAATTTCCAATCTCGTGCATAAATCATTTCGCTTTCAGCAGGATTATAAACCGCTGGTTCTTCAGCATTCAAATACTTTACATTTCTTGCCAAAATCACAGCTTCAAACTCGCCAACGGCTCCATAATTTTTATCGTTTTCATCCGTAGTCGAATAGCCAAACATTACTGAAAAAGGTATTGGCTCACCTTCGGCATCCAGCATATTCATTATTTTCCAAGCTTCTTCTAATGAAATCGTCGGGTTTACCATTACTTGATTTGTTTGATTGGCATTCTAAATACTTTCTTCTGTGTCCGTTTCAACCAATGTGCAACCACCAAACCGTCTAATGCCTCCGTAATGTGTGGTTGTTGCTCTACTGGTAATCTAATACCTTGCTTATCCAACTCAGAAGACTTTACTTTCTCAATCACATCACGATAGCTTTCCTTTTTGGTTTTTCGGTCAATGTACTTTTTCTTACGAACAACCTTTTGTACTTTTTCTAAAGCCTTTATCGTATTCGGACACGACTCTTCTTCTATTTCAATCGTAAAGGGTGCGGATGGATCATCGGTAAAAATCTTTCTGTAAATTTCATAGCGTTCATCATGTGTCGTTCTGGCAAAATGTTCAGATGTATAATCCCAACCTTCGGCTTCCAAAGTTTCTTCTACAATTTCCTTAAAGGTTTGGTCTCTACCAGCATCTAACCAATCGGCATTGTCATCGAAATAAAACACTACTTCTTTCAATGTCCTGAATCGGAAGTAATGACAAAACTTTCTAACACAGTCGGCAATCTTTGTCTTTTCAGCTTCAGAGAAGAACTCGCCAAAAGGTCTGAATTTCTTATTGAACATTTGTCCACAACTCAATGAAATCACATTATTATTATAGTCCAAACAAATGTCAATCGGTCGTTTATCATCAATGCCCGTTTCTATTCTAGAATCCAACTCACTTTTATTTTTCAAAGTCCTGACATAATCCCAGTCTTTGTAAACAACAGTATGTTTCTCTTTTCTGAAATACTGATAGAAATATTTGTTTGAAGACTTCGGCGGAATGCTCAACACATTCAACATTACATCACTTCGTGGATTGGATAAATAATCACTCAAAACATCATAGCCCAACACGTGAAGGTTTTGTACAGAAGTACCAGTCAAATACAAAGTGGCTTTTCTTCTCCAGAAGTGAAGCTTTTCTTCAATTTTCTGAATTTTACTATTTAATGTATCAATTTTTTTACGGTTGCCCGTTTCTTCTAACTCTTCTTCTAAATTTTGCAATTGGTACTCGTAAGATGCAATCAGACGTAAAACCCTTTTATCCATTTGCGATTCATACTTGTATGTCCAATGGTCAGGGTCGTCGCTCATGTCACTGATAACTGTAATTGAATGATGACACCACAAATTCCCGAAATACGAGGAATTCCCCCTTATCATCAAATTCGCTTCTTTTACACGATGCCATTTCAACAATTTAGCTTCTTCCCAAATGGCAGCATCCACAGATTTACCGTTGGCATGGCTTTGAAAATTGGTGGACACAAAACAAATCGCATGGCCCGTATCAAAAAATATAAATCCGTCGGGTTCAGTTATTACTTGTATTGGTCGTGGTACACCGGGTGGTGGAAACACATTACACCAATAGTTTTCACCTTCTCGCAAACCTTTCTTTTTCAAGCTTGTCAATACAGCAGGAATAATGGTTTGTGCTAAATGCTTGAAAGAATCACAGCCCAACAAAGTAATACCACCAGGCATCAAATGAATAAACTCGTACAATCTTGCTGTAAGAATCTCTTCTGTCTTACCTGTTCCTCTACCAAGCAAACAAACTAACTTTCGTGGTTTATAAATCAGCGGCAAAAGTTGCAATTTGTTGGCATGGTATTCAAGCACATATTCTTTTACACTTTCCTCAATCATCGCCACTCCTTTCTTCCGACTCCACTTCTATATCGGTTGCATATTTCTGTAAAAGTCCTGATGCCGTTTTCTTTTCGTTGGTATATTCTTTTGTCAATTCATCTTCCAAAACATCCAAGTCTTCTTGGGTTTCTATTACTTCACAACCTTTAATTAAGCTTGGGCTAAATTTGGCGATGATTTTAGTGGCACGGGGTTCAAATTTCGGTGGAGTTTTAGGCTTATTATTCTGGATTTTAATGTACATATCCATGAATTTTCCAGCATTCAAAAAATCACCTGCATCTATACAGGCTCTATAACTATCAAAACATTCTTCTTCAGCAACATTCATGTTTAAGGCTACTGATTCCAGAATATTCATATTAAATACTTCACAAGCAAACTGATAATCAATACAGGCTTGTTGATAAGTGATTGGCGAAAACTCATTGACTAAATCATCTATCACTTGACGGCGAACCGATATTTCAACAAACATTTGTACTGACTCTTCATCGTCAAGCTTGGCTCTACCTTTACGCTTCTTTTCAATCTTTTGCATGATTGAAACACGATTGTTGCGGTAAATCTGATTCTTATCAAAAATGTACAACATCTTTGAAAACATGGCTTCTGCACCGTCTGAAATTTCGGGCATCCTTCCAGTCTTTTGCCAATAGAGTATTCCTTCTCTAATAGACTCCCTACTTTTCGTTATTGGCTTCATAAGCTTCTTGTAATTTCAATAGTATGCTTTCAAGTTCTGCTTCGTATTTTGGTTGAAGTTTGATACTCAAAATTCCTTTATTTATCTTGGTGAGGTACGTTCTTACATTATTCAGGCGTTTTTGAAGTTGGTTGGTTTCTATATCCTTTTGTCTTTTATCAATCGACTTATCGGGCAAAAAACCTTTCTTTCTGAAATACAAAACATCTTTCCAACATTCTTCCAAAGCCTTGCAAGTGGCGGTCAACTCTTTACCCAAATCACCTCTTTCTTTGTTGCTAAACTTTTTATGAAACCATACCATTTGGTTGTACTGTGCTTTCAATTGGGTACGCTTTACGTATAAAGCTTTTCTGTTAGCTACCAACAATTTTACATTTTCATCTTCGGAAGTATCTTCGTCATAAAGCCACAAATTGGGTTTCAAAACTGCTTTTTCTACGGCTTTAGGTTTTGGCTCAATCGGCTTTTTGGCTTCTGGTACTTTTACTGATGATTTTTCAACCGTAACTTTTTTTTCAATAATTTCGGGTTTATGGTTTACCGTATCTAATTGTTTTTTTAGATGTTTTTCAAGCTCCGTAATGGTAAAGCTTGTCTTTGATGCTTTCAGAAGTTTTAGCAAAAAAGTATTGTTGGGATAATACTTTTCAAACAATTGTACACCTGCTGAATAATCCTTTTTTACAAACCAATCTTTGAGTTCCATAAGAAAAAAAGTGCATTTCAGAATATCCAAAATGCACTTATAGGTTTAGAGGTATCAATTATCATTCAGGGATTTTTCGTCAACATCCAATTCAGGTTCAATAGCAATTTCTTTTAATGCTATCACACCATCAAGTTTACCAAGAGCAAACCATTCATCCACTACCTCAATTGGTAATTTTTCAAGGTTTATACTCCCCATTCCAATTATATCAACGGGATATTGTAAATCATTTAATGTGCGATATTTATCTGAAAAAAGCATACGATTAATAATTAGTCTTGAACAGGAACAGCAGCACCAGTATAAACCAATGGATGAACAAATGCCATAATTTCAAAGTCGGCAAATGAGTTCTTTTTTGACTCATCCAAGGCCCATTTTGTAATGGTAGCTTCAAAACCTTTATAGCCAATCAAAAGACGTTCACCATGTGGTTTATCAAGGCATAGTAAAACTTTAGTTCTTGGAGCTAATTTTTTACAGAAGCCTAAAGCATCTTTAGAAATCGCAATTCTACCTTTAAACATAGTAGCTACTGCTCCGTTGGCATCAACATCTACTTTAAGGTTTGGCTCAGAAGTTGGGTCTAATTCTACCGAAATAAAGCCTTTGTCCGTTACGGGTGTAAATGTTCCCACAGCCGTAGCATAAGCTTCATTCGTGATAGAGTTTGTCAATACTGGTGGTAACGGGGTCACTGTAAAATCGGCAGGCAAACCAATTTTAAGGGTTTCGCCAATGCCGACCGACCATCCTTGGCATTGGGCTAAATTTTCTATTGTTGCAATTGGACAAGCCATTTCTTTAAAGATTTAGAGGGTTTTTAAAATGACGGTACAATTACTCTTCGATTTCGGAAACAATCCCCAATTCCTCTAATTCATCTAATTTTTCATCTGACAAATCGTGAATGGGAACGCCCTCGAGCGAACCGATTGTACTCTTTTTAATTTCACCACGGTGACGAATCACATTCAAACCCAGCGGTTTTAATTTGATTTGAAGAGCTTCAAAACTTGGCTTTTCTGATTCTTTCAACAACTCATTCAAAGTTTCAACCGTCGATTGCAAACCTTCAATTTCATTGTCTTTTTCAGTAAGCTTTGTTTCTAAAGCAATAATCTTTGAATCTCTGTCCGAAACTTTTTTCAGCACTTCGTCAAACTGTGCTTGGGTATATGTGATTGGATTGGCTTCTTGAACTACTTCTTGTTGTTCAACTGAAGCACCAGTATCTTGCTTTGCCATTATTTTTTTGGAATGATTTGAATTGAAAAAAAACTAATGTTGATTATCATCAACCAACATTAGTTTTTCAGATATTATGCTAACTCGTTTACTACCATAGCGGCAGGGTCAACTACCAGCATACCATACACCATCTTGAAGCCCATGTCTAATTTATAAACTCCCGGAATGGTAGAGAATACAGAGAAATCAGGTGACTGAATATCTGTACCAAATACCATGTTTTTCTTTGGCGTAATAAACACACGGTTTGAAGTACCCATCCAACGGCATGGTTCAAGCTTCAATAAGCCTTTTGAGGTTTCGGTATAAACACCAGTGATACCATTGATTTGCGTAAACAAATTACCCAAGGGCCAGCGGTTACGATATTCCTGCACATACTTGTTGAAAGTACCATAAGACATATATGCTAAACGAGGTTCGTTCGCTACTTGCAAACTTGTACCCTCATCCATCAAATCAATCTTTTCGATGATGTTTCCCCAAACAGTACTTGAACCACCCCAACCAGTACCAGTAGTTAATGTACCAGTAGCTTTGACGATAATTCCACTGTTTGAATCCGCAATCAAATCGGTGATTTGCTTTCCATATCCATCTACTTGACGAAGACGAGCAGGGTCTGTATTTGGACGAGCCGTAGAAGCACCATAAACAATTTCATTGTTCAGGATACTTACGTTCTTCTTCATGATGGCAGAAAGCTGTTCCTGCATACGTGGGTTTTCACCACCTGTGATGTTTGCACCATCACCAAAGAATTTCTTTCTGAAAGCTTCAGGATTGAAAGAATAGTCATCCTGTAACACTTCAACAGTAATAACTCGTTCAGAATACGTGATTTTGTTCGCTTCTGGATTGTGAACACCATCATAAGGTTTTAAACCTGATGTTACAACCAATTTTTCGTAAGCTTTTTTATTGCTAACGTTTAGGTCAAGCGTAACCTGTTCAGCAAATTCAGCACCGATAAGGTACTCCATTGCAATATCTTGCTGGTGGTCATTGATGAAGTCGCTTAAAGCACTTACATCAACTGATGAAATTACAGGCATTTTAAATTGATTTAGAGATTATTAATTAGGTTTGGAGGCAAAGGCAATCAGAATCATTCAGCGGTTTAATCCACTAAACTAATCTTCGACATATCAATTTCTTTCTTTACAAAAACTGGCTTTGTGTTCAACTCACCTGCAACTGGATTCACCTTGTTTCCTACGCCCAATACTGGTTCTTTTCCTTCTGGTTTTGTAAATGTTTTTAATTGGTTTTCCAGCTCCGTAATTTTTGAATCCTTTTCTTGGAGTACAGATTCTAAAGCCACAATGCGAGAATCTTTCTCTTTAACTTTGACTTGAGCATCTTGAATAGAGGCTTCCAATTCTCCAATTTTTTGGGCTTTTTCGCTGATAGAAGCCGTTAAAGTTTCTTTATCACTTGTTAATGTTACAATGCTGGCTTGGGCTTGTTTCAATTCCTCTGCTTCATCTTCGGGTGTTAAAACCGTCACAGAAGGAATCAATTTTGCGAGAACAGTAGATGTACCTTTATCTACCAATAGTTTTACTTTATCCATCGAATTGTTATTATTTTTAGGGGATTTTATCTTGACCAAATTGTTGTAAACGTTGTCGAACGAATCAATGCCATCCAACAAACCAGTGTTATCTTCCAAAGCCTTTGAAGCTACCACTTCAAGCCCTGCCAAAGCAGGCTGAGAAACCTGTGGGCGATTTTTTGCCACAAATTCCATAAAGGTTTTATCAGTAGGGTTCAATTGGTTTTCTTGCAATACAGCTTCATTTCCTTGCATCAAAGCTTTATGGTCTCCATGTTTATCTGGACTCGTAGCTGCATAGATATATCGGTCATTAATGCCCATTGAAGCCAATTGAGCCGTGCGGTCTTTGTAGTAATACGCCACACCGATACTACCAAAAAGATTATCGGGCGATGAGCTGTAAATATGGTCGCAAGAACACATCAGATAATAAGCACCTGAACAGCAATAACCATCCACAAAGGCATCTTTCGGCTTGTTGAAATTGGCAATATCTTGGGCAAACTCCCAAGTACCAGAAACCTGTCCACCACCAGAATCTACATAAAACAATACCTTTTTTACACGTGTATCTAAACTTGCTTGACTCAACCAAGTACGCATAGTAGATGTTCCTACTGTACCACAAAGTCCATCGTTTTTCATAATAACCCCAACAATTGGAAATATTAAAACACCTTCGTCTGTAAGCAATGGCACATTATCATAGTTTGAAGAATCTGCGTATTCTTCAAAAGTTGTGGCAGTTGAAAGGATATTGGTAGTAGTAAGGAAATCTTGCGAGTAGCTTTTAAAGGTATCAGTAGGCAACGTTCCATCAAGCACACGATTTGCCAAGTCCGCAAGGATATGCGATTGACTCGACGAAACCATAAAGGTTTGTGATAGAATTACTCTAAAGAAAGAATTGAAAGCCATGTTATCTTGATTTTTCGATAACAAAATTTCAATTCGTGAATAGGCTATTCAAGTACATTTTGCGAAACAAAAAAAGCCCGCTACTCAGCGGGCTTAAAGAATAAAATAAAACAAATTATGGCTCTGTTGCAATTACAACTGCAGAGCCCGACGGGAACTTGATTAGGTATTGCAATTTCCCTTCGCTATTAAGTTTCACAAATGCTCTTGCAGTATTTGGAGGGGGATTTGTCGGTTCTACGATATTTGTAATGTCTGTGTAAGACTTATGCAATATCGAACCATCATCATTTCGTATATTCCAGAGGGCTGTATTGTCATTTTTTCTAATTTCTACACCCCCTATGGTATTCCCTCTAAGTATTACTTTCGGAGCTGCAATAGGAGCTGAATATATTACTCCGTTGCCCGACGCAAAGACTTCTCCAGCCTTTGTCGTACCGATATTGTATTCCTGTACAGCGTTTGCCGAAAGCTTGTTTTGCAATCGCCAAATCCCGTTCGTAAACAGCTGATAATTATCAGCTCCGAGATCTGTCAGACGAGATAGGAGATTAACGCCCTCAAACTGTAACGTGTTATACGCAGTAAGATTACCTAATGTAATCCCTAGCTCTGTTCCTTGCCAACCTACAATCGAACTTGCAGTAATTTGATTGTATCTGCCAGAAAACACACTTTCAGTATTAGTTCTGTCAATTATAATACCTTTTTTTGCATTTTCAATCGAAATACCCGTAATATGAGTATGCCCACCGGCGATGTATATTGCAGGATTTCCCCTGTCGTGTTTTGTGCCAAGTAGCCTTATGTGCTGAGAGTATTGATCTATATATATCCCTACTGCATTTGGTTTCGGCTGTATATCGCCCCCCAACACAGAGAAACCATACGTGCCGTTTGTCGTTTTGATACAGTATGCGGTTTGATCTAAGAATACATTTTGAATTATCATCCCCCAACTATTATCTCCGCCGCTAACGACCCCTATGCCTGCATCTAACTCTATTGCAGTAGCTGCATTTTTGAAAGAGCAGTTAGAAATTTCCCAGTGTGTAATGTTTTTTAGCCTAATAAAGGTTGAAATTGAATCTTGAGTAATGAAATTTATGCCTTTGATTATAGGCCCGTTATGTTTTGCCAAATTTCCTGCATCGTATTCTATGCAAACACCTTCCCCTTCCCATTTTATTGAAGAGCCTGTCCCTATATTTTCGTTATACATAGGGACAGCAATCCCTTGTATTACGACTCTAATATTTGTAGGGAGGGTGATTTTTTGAGAACACTTATACTGCCCTGCTTGTAGCATAATTATAGCACCTTTGCTAATAATAGAATTAGGGATACTATTAATAGTATTTTGAATTGCGATAGAACATTCGGTATATCCATCGCCTTTCGCTCCGAACCATTCTGGTCTGTAATGTATGCCATCGAATTTTCTTTTTAGGCGAACATTATTCGCCGTAACAATTGTAATAGCACCATCATCTTGCGTACTATTGTCTGCAAAATCAGGCAAAAACTCCCCATCTTTGCCTTCTTGTGTGCAATAATATAACTTACTTGCATCATTATAATTAGGGCGTATTTGTCTAAGCTGTGCGATTGTAAGTTGCTGTGTAACACCATTAATCCCTTTCGGGTTGATTGTGTTTTTAATTGCCTGAATAGTACGGGCATCTTGCGTATAGCCCGTGAATGTTACGAGCAAAATTTGCAGAAAAATGAGTATTCTTTTCATTTTAAATAATTGAATTGTTTGTGTCTATTACTTGTAAGTTTTCGTCTAATTCTATCAGCGTTGTGCTGAAAATACGTCCTGCTATCCTGTATATTACAATAGGATAATCTGTTTCGGTTACTGCATCTATCTTGATTTGCCCTTCATAGGTCGGATTTTCGCCTAAGAAAACCCCTAAATCCGCAACGCTATCTACAATACGAGAAGGAATTTGACTATCTAAAGTTGAAAAATCAAATAACTGCTCTGGCTGATTATTCCCAATCTGGATATACAATTTCCCTGCGTTATATGAGAATACAAAAGGATTTTGCAGCGAATTGATAGATACAGATACGCCTTCTTGTACTACAAGTTCCTGTATGTTAGGCGGTATTGTACGTGTAGTAGAATCCGTTGCCTCTGCTACTACTTCAACCTCAAGCTGAACAGGGTAAAAAATTACCCCGTTGGCATCTATCAAAATGATTTGTACCTTATATATCCCTAATGCCAAATCCTGAATTGGTGGCGTATAGCTTGCTGTACCACCCACTACATTAATTGTAGTCCAGTTTTTTTTGACTATGAAATAAGAAAAATCGTTACTGTTTTCTATTCCGAAGCCCTCAGTAAGCGTTTCTTCAATTGTATCGTTAATCAAAATATGTGCAATTACTTGCACATTATTTAAGAAAATAGCCTCGTTTGTGCCTTGTCTAACAAGGCGGAACTTAAAGTTCCAAGAGCTGCCTACCTTCATCAAGAACCGTAGGAGAGGCGGAGTATAATCTATTTGTGCCATGTTAGAAGTTGATTTTTTGGTAGTAATAATGTTTTGCCGATGTAGGTAATGCAGAGCGAGAAGTATTACGATATTGATAATCAACTGTTTCCCAGTCGTTTGCTCCAATATGTACGTAACGATATACATTATTGATTTTGAGGCGAACAACACAATTAAGTGGTTCTACTCCTTCAGGTCGCATTGCGAATATTACAGCAGAATTAGCAGACTTTGTAACCAGAATTGGCAACACTGATGTAGTGCTAACATCCCAATTAATTGCCTTTGTCTTTTGATAAGTAATACCATCAAGCGAATATTCTGTTTCCCAAAACTCTGGAACATAGCTTCTATAATTTTGAACTGCTCCTGTGCTATCTAATAATTTTACAGCTGCAAAAACTCCAGCGTAAGTATCTATTCCGCCATCTGTTTTTACAGCTCTGTCCCACAAATACATATCGACACCGTTGAGAAAGCACATCATCGTACTAAAAAAGGCATATTTTCTGCCGATTTGTGGGGCGATATGCGAGCTTAATTCATCAGGCATTAATAGCCCCGTAGATGATTTTGAGTATTCGTTTCGACCAATCAAATTGCCTTTGTCGGCAATCAGTTTCGGCATGAACATATTACGCTTATTGTTAAGCTTATATCTCGCATAATACGCTTGCCACTGAAGTATTGTGCCTAACAATGACATAGGGTGCTGAACAGTTTTGTTTGTACCGAACTTGTTCACAGCTACATAATCACCTCTGTCATTCAGCGGATAAATCCCGCCCTGTTCTGCAAAAGATTCAAAATAATAGCTTTGCTCTGTACAGGGCAAAATATTGTAGTCTGTAAGTTTTGCATTATACAATCCTCTTGTTTCCAGCGTTGTAGTAGTAGAAGTACGCCAGTCTACTGAAACCCTACCAAGACCCGTTTCGCTATAATTACCCAGAGAATCTGGATAATTGTACATTTTTTTTGCACCTGTCTCTTGGTTTTCTGTTAAACCAAACTCGTTGAAAATGCCTCCATAAAGGCTTGAAACATAACCACGTGTTTTTCTTGCAGCTGCTAATAGAAAAATACGATGTTTTCTACTACCATTTTCATCATTCGTTTCAATGTCAGCACCTACAAGTGCTCTTAATGTCTTATTATCTTGATTATCTGCACCACCGAAAAGATTGGACTGCCCAACTTCATTACCCATATCGAACAGTTGTTCATCTGTCCCAGAGTTCCACAAAGCATCACTTGAAGTAACATAATATTGATTGTGTGCACGATTGTAGTAGGGAATTGCCGATGTGAATGTATAATAATTAGCATCCAAATAATCGATTCCTTGGCGTGTAAAGTCGGGGCCAACTTCACCACCATAGACAGCCGCAGCTAATCCCAGTTCGTAAGGTTTTCTGTTATAATAAGTAAAACTTCTGTGTTCCAAGTCCCAATAAACCGCCCAAGTTGGTCGTATATACCCCGTGCTATCCGTGTATGTGCGTTGTGTTATAGTACCAAAGTGGTTGATATTCAGAATGTTACTTGTCGCAGGTGCTAAGGTTTTCAGCGTATTAGTTGTAGACGACAAATAATAGTGTGTTGTAGTATCAACTACAATAGATCCAGAACCTCCAGAGCCACCAGAGTTTCCAGAGTTTCCACCACCAGAGTTTCCACCACCACCATTATTTCCACCGCCAGAATTATTAGATGGAGCATTACTACCAGTGGTATCTACAATAGCAGCTCGTAACGAAATATTAGCAAGTTCTACACTCGAAACCTGTTTCGCAATTGGGAAAAGCAAATTTGGAGTTTTGTGTTTCCAACCTAAGAAAACAGAATCTTTGTCCAGAATCTTTGTCAGATTTGTTCCATTGGATTTCTTAGAAGTATAGATTTTCAACTTATTTCCATTTGCCTCTGCTGTAAGATAAGTAGGAAGGATAACATTAGCCTTGCCGTAGATTTTGCTAAGGGTTTGATTGTAAACACTTCTTCTGTACACAATCAAAGAATCGTTTCTAAGCAAAATATGTGCAGCTTGAAGCTTGCCATCGTTCGAGCTTGTAGAATCATTTCTGATAGAAATACCTACGCCAGCTTTTTTTGTAGAAACTGCCTTGAAGAATGCTCCGTACAGATAAGGAGTGCTTAGGGTAGCATTGTACCTACGAACCGATATGCTGTCGGTAGTGCCACCCAATTTGCCTTTACCAGATAGGCTGATAGTGCCAGTGCTGGAAGTAACCGTCCGTTGGGCAGTGCATTGAAATAGTAGCAATAGACTAAGAAAAACAAATAGCTTTTTCATTATTGAAGTGTTATGGTTGAATATTGTGATTCAGTATTAATTGAAAATTCTTTAATCTGATAAATAGTAGGGACTGACTTACAAATAGCAAATAGATAATAATCACCTGTGAGCAAATTCAATATATTACCCAAAACAGGTTTTGAATCAAGTATTTTATTTGTAGTTGAAATCCTTAAATCAATAAAGTTTTTATCTACAAAATCAAATAATAATATCTCAACATTTACTCGCTTTTGTAATTCACCATTTTGTTTAGGATATACTTTATCTGTATATAACAATTCTTTCACAGGCTCAAAATTATCTTGATAGTATTCTGGCTTTATTTTGTTGGGAACAAAGTTGATTTCAATTGTTTTGGCTGTGTTTCGGCTACTGTTTGATACTTTGCTGAAATTGCTCGCCGTCATCCAATGTACAAGTTCAGTCTGTTCGTTTTCATCAATCAAAATGAGTGATACCAATCGGTTGAAAAGATTTTGATTGAACCAGGTTCTGAAATCATCTACATTCATTGAAGTATCAAAAACAACCTTTAGCGTGCGGTCGGTATAGTTATTACTTAGTTGATGTTCTACTTTTAGTACTTGTGCATATTCATCTAACAAACAGATTTCGCCATACAACCAATTAGGCTTAGATTGGTAAATTTCAAAAAAAGGAATGGCGATTTTATTACGTTCAACTACTTTAAGGCGATATGTACCGCCTATGTTTTTTTGTTCGTAACAAATATTAATTGATTGCAATGCCGTCATTTTTCCTATGTTTTCGCCAATATTTACACAAAGTTTCTTGTGAAATAATCGTCGAATCAAGTACATTTTGCGAGTAGAATTTCTCTACTACGTTTTTGATAGGGTTGAACCGTGGGATATGTTCTTTATACATCAGGGCCATAAAGCTTTCACAAATTTGTTTTTTCTTGTTGATGTGCAAATCTTGATTCATTTTCTTAGCATCTTTCTTACGTTTCCAGTACTGGCGAAGAGTATTAGAAGCAATCAAGCCTTCATCCATATTGTAGGTTTCATAGAATCGCTCAATTACTTGATTGATAGAAAAGAATCTTGGAATATGTTCGCTGTACATCATTTCCATGTATTTATCAAAAATTTCTTTTTTGATAAACTGTGAAAATTTAATCGTGACATATCCTTGTACCAATATGGAATAATAAGTTTTGGCAGGTAAATATTTTTCTTCTAACGTTATTTCGCAAGATGAGTGATAACGTTGAAGATTATAGCGGTCTGCATTATAATCCATCAACGTTTTTTGCTGAATGGCTAATTCTTCACCGTCCATTTCGAGCGTTTCCTCGAAAAGCTTTTTGATTTTTTGGGCATAGATATTGTTTTCGGGATTGTCTAAATCTCGTGATAAACCTTGTGATTCTAAATAAGGAATTACGAAGGGCAAACAAAATATCTTTAGCTTCATACTTTAATTCTACGTAAACGAATTTTAGAAATCTTTAATCTTGGATTGACCGATATTTGGCTTGCTAACCAGCCACAGCCAAAGGCATGAAATATGGTTTTGTAATTGAACTGATGGAGTTTTAATTTATTCAGTACTACATTGGCTTGAATAATGATATTTTCGGAAATACCTTCAAAGTACTTTTTCCATTGCTTTTGATATAGGCCCGTTGAACCATCAATGAATAATGATTTATTGGCAAGGGTATTTTCGGTAACAATGGTATTTGATTCTATGGAACAAAACAAGGCCCTTGATTTAGCACTTTCAGCACTGAGTCCAAACATGGTTGATTTACCTGTTTGGTAGCACACCAAAATTCCTGAACGTACAGTACTTGAAGAACCACCCGAACCGCCCGACCAATCCCAAGGTGATGTGCCAGTAAAAACGGGTCTTTGAATATTACCACTTGTCCGTTGGCTTGTCTGCACATAATCGGTTGACATTACCATGGGAGCAAAGTTATTCGGTATTTCTTGCCAAGTCAGCCCAGCCGTTTGTACATTTGGATAAGGTTTAAACAAATCCGCTTTAAGCGATTCATCATCTGAATCCGTAATGGCAAATTTTAGTTGGTAAGTGTTAAACGTCTCAACGGGAATTGAATAATCATCATCTGTAAGCTCGCTTAAATCTACCTGTTCCTGTGTACTTGGGCTTTCAAAAAATTCTTGTCTTCTAATAATTCTTATAGTTTTACTAAAAATATCAAAGTCAAAATACACATTTTGCCAGCTCTGAAAATAATTGATAAATTGTTCTACCGTCCATTCTGGAAAATAATCTTTGTAAATGATTTCGTTGGCATGAATGTTAAATGGTTTTGTGAGGTTTGGGAATTGTCTGTCTGCACAAACCATCGTAAGCCAACACAATTTATCATTATTATCGCTACTAAAAAAACCGCCGTCTAAAGTATAACCCATATACTCCATTAACTTTTGAATAATATACGAAAACTTGAGGGCAGGAACAAAAGTATATTTTACAGGTTCGTTTTCGGTATTGTAGTAATAGGAATTTCTATTGATGGCATTGATGTTTCCATTAAAAGCACTATTCTTATCACTATAAATATTTGGTGCGTATATGGGTGGTAGGTAGTAGGGTTTCGCCCATGCGTTTGTTAAAGCTGCATCAAAATAATTGCCAATACTTTGGTATGATATTCTTGTAAAGGCATAATTTACGGTAAAAGGCGTAGTGGCATAATCGACCCTGATAGTAGCCGTAACGGTATGACTTACACCCGTTGGAAATCTAATAATCCATTCATCAGCATTGCGTTCTAAAATACCCATAAAAGTATTTCCTGATTGAATCTCATTAAACTCAGCCACTACTTTGTCCAGTTCTTCTTCTCTATTTTCAGCAACCGAAATACCTGAATAAGAAAAAGTATGTGCATAAACCTCTGTGCTATCCATATAAATTTTTAGCACAGTTTGTTTATAACCCAGTAATTCACCAAAAGTATAGTTGTTTGAGTTTGAAGTTGTTGTGCCAATGGCTTCTTTCAAAGGTAATTTGTACAGGTTTGTTTGTACTGTGGATGTGGGGATAGTATCTTTTCCAAAATCAATATCTGTGATTTTTCGTTTCCAAATATCTAAAGGTACTCCACCCGGTGTTGTGGTAAGTTCTTGTTGATATTGCCTTTGTGAAGCTACTTTGGTGGTGAGGTCGCCCGTAAAAAGTAGGTTGTCGTCGAATAAGGCAACAGGTATTTTGGTTACTGGATTTTGTACGTTGGGAAGATTTGAAAAACCCATTGCCTTCTGCAATTCGGGCGTAATGGGGTTATTGAAACTCAAAGCGTATTCGCCCTTCAATTCAAGATTGATGATTGGCGAAAACTTTTCTATGATAATATCCGCTTTTTCGTCGATGGGAATTTCTTGTTGATTGTGGATGAAGTACATTGTCTATTGAGTGATTGAGTGAATTAGTGATTTAGTGATTAAGTGATTAAGTGGAATCTTTTCGAGTAAATATTTTGAAAAATATAGCCCATGATGGAAGCTGTTTGTTTGCATAGACATTTCCCATTTCCTTTTTCCAATTAATCCAAAGAAGAATGGCTTTTTAAATACTTCAAATTTTAAATCAGTATAAAATCCACCGAAAATAGGGTCTTCGTCTTCAATAAGAGAAAATCGTATATTAGGGAATTGCTCAGAATAATAATATCCATCCTTTTCTTCAAAGTCTGGTGATTGCAAAAATTGATTAGGAGACATGTGTTTAGTTGTGAATTAGTGATTTAGTGATTTTGAGCTAAAAGATTATGATTTTGTAATTGGTGAATCTTATCTAATACTTTTTCATATTTGGCTTGCATGGCATATCTCAAAGCAGAATTATAATCAGAAGCCATGTAATCAGTATCTAAAATCCTTTTATACCAATACCATAAATTTTGATGAACATTAAATTTTAGTCCCTCTAATCTAACAAAATACGGAAGTTTATTTCTTGTTTTTTTCATTTTAAAAATGATTAAAAAGCCCCGTTCCACCTACATAAATCTTCTACGCACGACGTAAAACTTCGGATAGTTCAGGGCTTAGTTTTATTGTTAATATCGTTTTTTCAAAAACAATCCTTTTTTATTCTTCTTAAAGGAATCATGAATTTCTTTTGAACCTCTATACAAATCAGCACGTCCAGCATAAGGAGCAAAGAATCTTACCTTTGTTTTATTGGTATAACATCTTATCACAGCCGTATAAACATAGGTTAAATCAATCTTCAAGCCTAATTCCTTTAAAGCTTTTTTTGCTCGTTTTTTTGCTTTTCTGATGTTCATATCTAAATAATTTGAAATTCATGTATATAAGCAATTACTTCCAACTGTTCAATACCTGTATTTTCATCTTTGACAAACTCGCTATCAAGCTTCTGATTCAAGTATTCAAGCATTGAACGGTCGTTACTTTTAAAAATAAACTTTTCGTAATGTGCATTCATTTGATAGGAATATTCCTCAAGCTTTGACTCTTTAATCATGCTGTACAATGTTTTCATCGTACTGACTGTTTTACTTATCTGTGATTTTTTAAGAGGTACAGCCATTGTATTAAGGTTTTTTAATACCACTTTCTAAGATTCTTTCCGCCCATTGAACGGCAACGGCGGCTACTTGTATAAGTTCTTCGTAAATTCTTTTATCGCCTTCTCCTTCGTAGATGGCACGTGCTACTTCGCCTGTTTCTTCTGAAAGAATAATAAACCAAAATGGATTTGTATGACTTTGAGTGCCGTGCATTTCATTTTGTCTTTCTCGTTCAGAAAGAACGTCGTTGATTACAGTTTTTTGCATAGTATTTTTAATACAGATTTTCTGAAATAAGTTCTAATTCACTACCTTTTTCGCCCATGTCTGATGCTGATAAGCCATATTTGATTTGGCGATTATTATAAGCAATGTTCCAAGCTTCCTTTCTATCTACAAATCGGTTTTTGGAAGTTAAAAAACCCTGATGCTTACGAAGAGGTTTAAAGGCTAAAGGATTGGGATTTAGAGCAGAAATGACATTATAACAATCAGCATGACGGTACCCTGCAATGATAGTATCATTATACATGATAGCGGCACAAAGAATGTATTCATCTGTATTGCTGTTTTTCTTGTTTTTCTCTAACCAATCTTTGTATTTAACAAATTGTTTGTAAGCCCTTCTATTCGTACAAAAATCAAAGAAGTAGTCCATCACCTTAAAATAACCCATCACTTTAGAAACTAAAATATCCCAAATGATATAATTCCATAAAATAAATGTACCTAAAATAAGAATTGTTGCTACTGTAAGAATGGTAAAGATGGATAACAAATAACTAAGAATTCCGTCTAATTGAATTAACATGATTGTTCTAATGTTTGCTTAAATTTTTCTACTTCTTCTTTACCGAAATGTTCATAAATGTAAGTATAGGCTTTGCGAACGATGTCTTGTTTTCGGTCGTTGGCGATGATGTTGTTTACATTGGCATTTAGTCGGGCATAAGCCGTTTTTTGGGCTTTTACTTGTATCAATTCACCTTGTAATTGCAATTGCTTTGAGCCTCCTTGGTTAATTTCAGCTTTTAGGGTATTGATGTTCTTTTCAATATTAGTAAGCTGTATGCCTAATGTTTCTCGCATTGCCAAAGTCATTTGAATCTTTAGCTGTGATTCAATTTCTTTGGCATCAAAGTATCTTGTTTCAATAATGGTTTTAGTGAGATTCTTTGCCCATTTATTGATGATGTTTTCGGTTGGTGTCATATTGTTTTAATCAAAGAATGTGGTACTGGAATACCTTCATTATCTGTAATTTGAATTCCAGAAGAAAAACTCATTAAATAATTTTTACGAAAATTAATTTCTTCCTCTTCTTGTCTGATGATGGGTAAAAAGTCTTTTATTGTCAGTTTGGGCAAATTTAAAAACTCAAAGTATTTTCCATCATCAAAATAAAAACCTTTTGATACATTAATGACATCACCAAAGTACGTTTTAAAAGTTTCGTAAAGCATTGGGCAAACAATTACATCTGTTAAATCAGTCATGTTTTGAATTCCGAAAAATTCAATAATAAGATTTACTTTTACTGTCCTAATATTTGTTTTTACATCAAATATTTTTTGAGCAATTTCAATGATGTCATTGGTAGTGACTTTAGTCTTTTCCATGTAAAAAATATGGGTTATTCTTATGAAACAGTTGTCTGGCTACTTTCAAAAGATGTATCAAGGTTTTTGTTTCTCCAGAAGCTTTACTGATGTATTTGAAACCCGTTCTACTGATAAGGAAATAATAGATTGCTATGTAAATGGTTGAAGGTGTACACCAAATCAATGCTGGTTGAGCATGATAGGGCAATTTGAATTCAACCAAAATTTCTCCAATTAGGCATGGTCTTTTACTCAAAACAAAAGGCTTTGATATTTTGATGTAACGACCAATTTCTGTTTCAAATAAATCATTCATCTTCTTTTTGTAAATCTTCTTCCTGATATTCATAAAATCGTTTCCCTGCAAACCAATTGAATGTGTGCATTACGATTGCATACAGAAAGATGATCATGTAAAATGTTAGGATGATTTTGAATTCCATGTGTTTAATTTGTGATTGAGTAAATTAGTGATTGAGTGATTTTAATTACATTATCATACCACGATAAAAAATGTATTGATAATAACAATGCTATTCCACTACCTGATGATGCTCCCAGACTGTAAATAATTCGCTCTTGGAGCGTGCCGATGACTACTTTTTTGACGTTGAACGTCCATATTAATGAAATAAAAAACCCTACTGTAATTACTCCTAACACTGATTTTTGAACAACGAAATAAGTACTAAGAATTACTAAAAATGTTTGGGTAAAGCCTGTTAAGAATAGTTTCATTGGGATTGGGTTTGATGTTGTCCGTGATGACACGGACGACGGCAATTAATATTTATAAATGAGAATCTGTTCTATACTTTGGGTCTTGAAATACTGGTGGATAAGATTTAGTTTCTTCTTTTGCTTCAAGAGCTTCCTTTTCAATAGTAGCTAAAGACTTTGCAATACTTTGAACGGATTCAACTAAAGGAGAAAAATCAAAAGTGCTTTCTGATTGTACTGCTTTTACTTCACAACTACGATAATGTCGATTTCTACGGAAATCAAGTATTTCAGATAAGACACAGTTTTCTAAAAATTCTTCTTTAGAATCAAAGCCTCTGCTTATTACTGCTTCTTCAAAAATAGCTGTTTGCTTTTCGGTTAATTGGATGGTTATTTCTGACATTGTTTAAAAAATTTATGTTGATACGACTAATACTCATAGGGATATTTAAAATCAAATTGTGGCGTTTCGCCAATGCTGCTTGAATCATAAGATTTTAGACTCTTAAAGTCTCGCACCAATGGAATTAGGTTTGTACCTTCGAGCAAATAAATCTTTTTGGATAGCGACAAATCGTCCACAATGGCTTCGGCATCGCCTTGGTTTGGTGAAAGATTGAGCGTTAGTTTTTTGCGGAAACGAGCAAATACATCTTTTTCGATACCATTGTTCAGAATACTTTCGGAGCTTACTTCATTTTCTTTCTGAACAACTCCTAACAGCCGTAAAGACTCAAACACACCAAATTGATTTTGATAGATAAGCGTTTTAGCTTCTGGATAATAGGCTAAATCGGGCTTTACAAAATAGCTTTCACTGATTTGAGTATCTGTTCCATTATCTCTATTGACAAACATAATTTTGCAAGCCACAAAGTTGTAAGAAAAGTATTTTTGAGGAATTTTGCTTTTGAAAACATTGATATTGGCATAAAAACCATAGACTTTATTATTGGCAGTATTGTTGATAACTGCCAAGTCTATCAATTCTTCGACATAAACACCGTCCTTTTCAAAATAGAAATTCCCTACTACTACCAAGTTCAATATCTCAATTCCTTGAAAGTTTACAAGGCTATGAATCATAATTGGCTGGTCGTTGGCGTAAGACTGTACATCACTTCTATTGCTAAGTAAATTCTGTGATTTTAAGAAGTAATAATGCTGATTGATAGCAAATTTTTCAACGGGCAATTTCGCAAGCAACAAATTGTAGGTCGTATCTAAACTATCCGAATTATCAAGGTTTCGGGTGGTTACTTTTAGCGTTTTTGTATGGCTTGGTTGGGCTTGTAGCAATACATCTGTAAGATTGACAAGGTTTTCGGGCGAATAAATCGCTTCTTGGGCATCTTCGAGCATACGGTTAAGTTGCCAACGGAATACATTAGCGATACTTTTATAGGCTAAAATTTCTGTGGACGAAACAGCCACATTATCCAAAAACATTTGAGCCTTGCGGTAAAGTACAGCAGGATTTGTATTTGATTCAACCTCATAGAAGGTATTGAAAGCCGTATAAATTTGATTTCTTAACATATTGTGAATTTGGTTATAGCTGAGTAAGTACCAAACCAGTAAATTTAAGTTGACTATAATTTACAATATCAAATGCTCGATAAGTAACAGTATATCTTGTAGTTGAAAGATAAATTTCCTCACCAAGATTTGGAATTACTTCTGCTTCTAAAACAAGCTCTTGTCTATCGCCTTTGATAGAAATAAGGGTAACAGGAATTGTCATAAATATCTTTTGTAAAGCAAAATACAGATACGTAAATAATCATCAATTAAAGGCTAATTATCAGAAGATTATTTATGTAAATATACGAAAAATTCACTGTTAATTCAGTGAATTTTTCTTAGTTGTGCTGTTTTTTTCTTGCAAAGTAGATAAATTATCTACGTCGTGAGCCGTCCACAGATGTTTTGCCACAATGCCCGACTTTAGGATGTCGTTTAGTTCCTTTTGTGTCTCGTTTACCTTTTGTAGTGTCACAGCTAAAACCATGTTATCATTGTTGCTATTGTTGGGCGTAATTGGTTGAACAGTAGATGACGAAGTAGTATTTACCACAGAATTGTTGATGGAACGTGCTTCATAAATTTTGGCGGCGGCTCTTCCCCAATCAGTTTGTAAGTCGGCTGCACTAAATGTTAATTCGTTGGGGTGCATTACGGCAAGGAAACCACCACGCCCATCATTTACCTTGGGTGCGTTACCACCAGTACCTGTATATCCGCCATCAAAAAATTCGGGAATAGGCATAGCAGACAATTTACTTACCTGGTCGAATGCCAATCCTGCTTGTATAGCTGCCAATGGGATATTAAAAGGATATGGCACAGAAGACATAGTTTGCAAAATAGACTGAATTGCGGATTGCGTAGCCTTGATAACGTTTGCATCGTGGTCGGCTTGTGCCTGTTTACGCTTAATTACTTTTTGTTTCTTCTCAAATTCTTCATCAGCTTTTAGCTTTTGGGCATCGTACTGGCTTTGGGTAATTTGTCCAGCCTTCAATTCGGCATCCAAAGCCGCCAAACGTCGTCCTTTCTGGTTGTCCAATTTGATTTGTTCGGCTTGTAAATCAAGATTTCTTGAATTTACCAAGCCGTCTGAAATCATAGAATAGGATTGTGTAGCAAAATTGGCAATCGCCATCCACAATTCTTTATCAATATCCTTACGCTTATCCGCATATTTTTTGTGGATATTCTCAACAGATTGCCCCGTTTTTTCGGCATTGATTAACTCTTGGGCGTACTCAAAATTGAGTAAAGAAACCTTGGCATTGTAATTGACAAAGAAGTTATTCTTTGAACCCTCAATTTCTAATTGAAGCTTTTCTTGATTCTGTTTTTGGGTAAGGTTCTTTTCTTTATCAAGCAGTTCGGCAAATGCCTGTTCACGTTTGGCATTATAGAACTTATTAATCTCAAACTTTTGCTCTTCGGTAAGTGTTTTGCTCCGAAGTTCAGCTTGTCGCTCTAATTCAATCAGAGATATTTTACCATTAAAGGCCCCGAAAGTATCACCTTTGTTTTCGGATTGAGTGATATTACGCTGGATAACATCCTTTGTATTCCTATCGGTAAGCTCCAAAAGTCTTTGGGCTGTTTCTTCGGCTGTTTTTAGCTTTTTATCTTCGGTTTCCTTGTGATGTTTAGCTAATTTCTGATTGAGGTCAGCAAAAGCCGCCAATTCCCATTGGTTATATTGTTCTTGAGCTTCTTTGCTATCGCCCAATTGATTTCTTTTGGCGACCATCGCCAAAGACAATTCCATACGAAGTTGACCTTCATACTCATTATCTGAATCATCAATGGCTTGATTCTGCATTTTAGCAGTTTCAGCCAAGGTAGCAGCTTCATTTTTTAGCTTATCTTCTTGTAATTTTTGGGCTTTATCGGCTGCTTTTTGGTGTAATTTATCAGTTTTATCTTCATTGGCTTTGTCATAACCTTCTTTCAAGCGTTTTTTAGTTTCATGTGCATCTTGATCGAGTTTAATCAATCGTTGTGATTCTGCTCGAGCAAATTTGTACTTTTCCTCATGGTATTTTTTATCATTAAGGATTTCTTGAATTTGGTTCTGACTCAGATTTTTAGCCCGTGCTTGGTAATAGCTTTCCATGGTCATAGAAATACCTGCTTGGGATTGCTGAATGACAGAATTAAGCCCTTTTAATTGCTTTTGAAGGATAGTTTCGTTTGATGTAGATTTTGTAAAATCATTCATCATATTTCTGGCATCGCTTTGAGCTTTAACCGCAAGATTTTTATAATTATCTTGTACAGCTCTTTGGTCTGAAACATCACCGTAGGTTTGAATCTTAACAATAGAGTCACCACCCAATTGAATATTGAAAAAACGAATTTGATTCAACATTTCGGTAGTATATTGAGTGACTTTACGGAAGAAACCTTCGTATTTAATGCCCAAATCTTCCCAAATTCCGCCCCAAGCTTGACTGTATTTCTTTTGGTCGCCGTCGAGGTTATCCATTCTTTTAGCAAATTGGTCGTAGGCTTCATTCGTTCCAGTGATGGCAGTAGTAAGTTTATCAACTTCTTTGCGTTGTTCAATCAAAATTTTAGCTGCTACTTGACTTTCTTCACCAAAAAGTTTGACAATTTCTTGAGGTGAAAGCTTGGCGAGGTTGTCCAAAGAAGTATTTAGGCCCACAATAGAGGGATTCAGCTCTTGATTGGTCGTCACCATCAATTTTGAAAAGATATTTCTTAAAGCCGTACCTGCTTCTGAACCCACAATCATTTTTGAAGCTAACACTTGTACCAAAGCGTTTGATTGCTCGAAAGTAATATTGTTTTCTTTTAAAAGAACACCAGCATCTTTAAAAGCTTCAGCAGTTTGTTGAATTTCTGAAGAACCTTCTTTGGATGAAGCAGCTAAAACATTGATATAGCGTCGGGCTTGGTCGGCTTCTTCACCAAACTGGTTCAAAGAACCCGTTACCGCCACAGCGGATTCTTTCAATGGTAACAAATCACCAGCGGCCCCAGATAAAACAAGAACCTGTTCGGTAGTTTGTGCCAAAGCTTCTTTATTATCCAATAATTCAGCTTTTAAAGAACCTACTACCTGTACAGCTTCAATGATTTTGGGTGTAGATTCACCAAAGGCATCACCCATCATTTGTGCTTCTTTTACATAAAAGGCTAAATCTTCTGAGTTTTTTTCTATGCCAGTGATGGCAGTAAGTCCACCGATGGATTTGCCAATTTCACGACTGGCATCCCATGCTTTACTGATTGCACCAGACAATAAAGTAAAATAGCCGACAATCAAACCAACAACTGAAAGCATACCTGTTAATCTCCCAGTCATATCATCAATGATTGACACTTCTTCGGGTTCAGGTAAAATCTTTTGAGAGATGGCATTTCCTGTACCATTTCTTCTTCCAGAAATTTGGCTTCTACGTTCAAGCTCTGCTTCAATGTCATTAAGTCTATGTAAGGCTTTTGTATATTCCTCAGTACCAAAAGTAAGTGTGGATAACTCAGACTTCAATTTCTTTTGTTCATAGCTAAGCGAAATAGATTGCCGTAAAGACAAACCTTGCGA